AGCGGACGGTTCGTTCGCGAACGGTGAGCGCGGGTACGAGTTGAACGACAACGGTACCCACAAGATCCGCACCTACATGCAGATGCGGGAGCTGATCCGCTCGCTCACCGCGTAGCCGACCGTTCACGCCCCGGCTGAGAACCACCGTTCACGAACGGCCCGCCGGCCACCAGGAAACGACGACTTACCCGCGGCACGCGGACTGCACTACCTCTGACCATGACGAAGACGAGCGCACACAAGGATTTCAACCGCAACTCGATCGCCGCGCTCCGTCGCGCGGGGATCGCGATCACGGGCTCCACGTGGCTCCCGGGAGCGGACGGTTCGTTCGCGAACGGTGAGCGCGGGTACGAGTTGAACGACAACGGTACCCACAAGATCCGCACCTACATGCAGATGCGGGAGCTGATCCGCTCGCTCACCGCGTAGCCGACCGTTCACACCCCGGCTGAGAACCACCGTTCACGAACGGCCCGCCGGCCACCAGGAAACGACGACTTGCCCCGCGGCACGCGGGCTGCACCAGAGGAGAGGCATGATGAACACGATTGACTCGCTCGCCACCCTCGTCGCCCGCTACCACTACTGCCAGGCGCGCGTGCGCCGCGCCGAGGCGCTCGGCCAGTCCCAGGCCACGATCGACAAGTGGTACCGCCAGCTCTTTCGCGCGGAGGACCGCATGCGCGCCGCCGGGATCTGAACGGCGGTCTACACCCGAAGCGTGAACAACGCGCTACGGGACACTGGCACGGCACCACCGATCAAACACCTACCCGCGGCACGCGGGCTGCATCCCGGAAGAGCCATGGCGAGCACGATCGAGCAGATGGCGGACGCGACGGTGACCGAGTTTCTCCGCCAGGTGACGCGCGAGTGGCGCACCATGGTGCGGGACCCGCTCTTCGCGCACTACGGTGGGGTGGACTCGCCCGAGCGCCAGCGCGCCTACGTCGCCCGCCGAGTCGAAGGCTACCGCCGCGCGCTCACGGAGTGGCTCCACCGCCCGGAGTACCTGGCGCTCGCCGAGGCGCTGGACGCGGTGTCGCTGGAGGCGCTCGAGTAGCTCGCCGTTCACACCCCGACCGCGAACACCCGTTCACGTTCGCACGTCTCACCACCGCCGATCAATCACCTACCCCGCGGCACGCGGGGTGCACCAGAGGAGAGGCATGATGACAAAGCACACGGTCGAGAAGGTTCGCGAGTTCGATAACACCGACGATGCGTGGGCGTTCACCCGCGCATGCGATGAGACGGACGGCGCGGTGGTGGCAGGTTACCCGTCGCTCACCCGAAACGCGAACGGTAAAATCACGGTTCGCTACTTCGAACAGGTGCGCTCGTGAGCAACCTGCACGTCCCGTGTACCCGCTGCGGCGCGCAACCCGGGGCGCTCTGTCGCTCGAAGAACGGGGGCACCACCGCCACCCACAAGGTCCGCATGGTGGCCGCGCAGCGCACGCCCGCTCCCCCTCCCGCCGTCACGCCGAACCCCGCGCGCACCCGCAACGCTGGGCGCAAGCGCGCACCTTGTCAGGGTAGGGCCGGGGAGCGCGCCGCGATCGGGCACGCGAGCGCGATCGACGACGCCCGGGACTACCTCACGCACGTCACCATGGGCCGCGACGCGTCGCACCTCGATCACCTCCAGATCATCCGCGATCTGCTCGCGGTGCCCGACGGGATGGTGTCGCAGGAGGACCACGACGAGCGCGTGGCTGAGGTAGAGGGCCGGTGCGAAGAGCTGGAGGGTGACGTCAAGCGCCTGGAGGGGGAGCTGGGCCAGAGCGAGAAGGAGTGCAAGGAGTGGCACGCCATGTGGGAGGTGGAGGGCGGCAAGCTCGAGCAGGCGCTGGAGGATCTCAAGTCGGTGCGCGAGCTGGAGGCCGTGAAGAGCACGATCGCGGAGGCCGCGCTCGAGCTGACCGCCGAGGTGGTGCGCCGCGGGCACCCGGAGCTGGCGGACCGCGAGGCCCTGGTGGCGCTCCGCGTCCGCGCGATCCGCTCGGTGTAGCCGCCCGTTCACGCCCCCGGTGAGAACCACCGTTCACGAGCGGCCCGCCCGCCATCAGGAAACGACGACTTACCCCGCGGCACGCCGGCTGCACCAGAGGAGAGGCATGAGACGATGACGAAAGGGAAGGCCCAGCGCACCGGGAGGCGCCAGGGATCACCCGCTCAGAACGCCCGGACGGACGGGAGCCTAGCGCGAGCGGGTGGCTCCCGGGCCGGATGGTTGGAGGGCGCGCCGCGATCCGCGGCGTGCCCTCGAGTCACCCGACCTAGCTGAGCACCCCTAACCGATCACGGAGCCCCCATGTCCAACGAGAAGATCGAGTCCCGCGTCCGCAAGCTCCTGGAGCTGTCGAAGTCCACGAACGAGCACGAGGCCGCCAACGCTGCGGCGCGCGCCGCAGCGATGATGAGCGAGCACGGCATCACCGAGGCCATGCTCCAGGTGACGAGCGACGACGACGGTCGCGCCACGCGCGACAAGGAGTCGATCGTCGAGGCTGGGCTCCCCGACGACACCGAGCGCCGCGTGGCGTGGCGCGACCGCATCGCCAGCGCGATGGCCCGCTCGCTGGATTGTGAGACGTTCTTCTCGCGGCGCCCCGACGGCGTGAACACCCTCACCGCGCTCGGCCGCGAGTCCGCCGTCCAGACGTGGACGTACACCACGAGCTACCTCCTCCGCGAGGTGGAGCGCCTGGCCGACCAGGCGTGGAAGGACAACGGGGCGGATCTCGCCGCCGTCGGGATCCTGCCCCGCAACTGGAAGGCGAGCTTTCGCCTCGGAGCCGCGGACGTGATCGCCACCCGCCTCTACCAGGCGCTCCAGGAGCGCGCCGCGAAGGAGACCGCGAAGGCGAAGGAGCTGGCCGCGCCGTCGCTCCAGGACAGCACCCTGTCCCTGCCCGAGCCCGGAATCTACAGCGACGACGAGGTGACCCGGGCGGGCGAGAGCCTCGCACTCGCGCGCGTGGACGCGGCCCTCGAGATCGTCAAGCGCGATCGCCAGGAGGTGAAAAAGGCGTTCGAAAATCGCACGTCCGGTCCCGAGTGGCGCATGAGCAGGGGTGCCACCGGTGGCAGTGCGCGAGCGGGCTCCGGCTACGGCGCGGGTCGCCAGGCCGGCCAGGGCGTGAACATCGGCGCGCGCGGTGGTAAGGCGCTGGGGAGCGGCTCGTGAGGGAGAGCGTTCGCGCGCTCCTCGTGAGCTACGTCCGCCGCGTCGACGCGGTGGGGGCGGACCCGGAGTTCTCCGAGTCGATCGAGGATCTCGTGTTCGATCTTCTGGAGTCCGTGTCGAAACTCACCGTGGAGGCCGCAAAGAGCGCCTCCCGCAAGGCGCACGAGCTGGCCCAGGTTCTACGCAACCCGACGCCGGAGGAGCTGTGCGGTTGCGGCCCGGACACTCGGACGCATGCCGCCAACTGCCCCCGCCGACACAACCTCGACGACGTACTCTAACCCCGGCCGCGCGGCGCGGGAATACCCCCGGCCCGCCGCGCGCTCTAGTACCCCGCAACCGCATCCCAAGGAAGGCACCCAGACCATGGCAACGAAGAAGAAGACCCCCAAGTCGAAGAAGACCGCCCCGAAGAAGACCGGCAAGGTGCAGCTCAAGCTCCAGCCGACCCTGTCCCCGGAGCAGCTGGCGATCGCGCCCGGCGCCGTGCTGTACCGCGTCACCGAGATCGACGGCGAGATCTTCGTCCAGGCGCGCACCGTGCTCCAGGCCGGCAAGAACGCGCTCGTCCTGTCCGAGCGGTTCTCCGGCATGAACGGCTCGCCGATCGCGCGCTCCGCCGTCGGCGGGGAGATCGCGCTCAGCGCCGCAGGCGCGCTCTCGCACGCCCAGGGTGTGGCGCAAGCGGCCTTCGACGACGCGGCGAAGGCGTACGACATCGCCGAGACGAACCTCGCTCGCGTGGAGCAGCTCCTCGACGCGACCCTGGACGCGATCGAGCCCGCCGCGATCGAGCCCGTCTCCGCCGCGATCGACAACGCGGACGGCACGCCGAAGACATCGGAGCAGATCCTCGACGAGATCATGTCGGTGCCGGTGCCGGACGTCACCCCGGCGACGGAGGCCGTCACGATCGTCTAGCGGTCAGTTTACACTCCGACCGCGAACCGGCGTTCACGCCCGCGGCCCCGCGCCGCGGGTGTTCGCGCACTTGCGAACCGGCACGCTCGATGCTCCCAGCCCCGACCATGACGTTAGCAGGTGAACCATGATCGTGTTCGTCGAGGGATCCACACCCGCCGTCGAGGCGCTGTCCAAGCGCCAGCGCCGCGCACTGGACACGCTCCTCAACCACGCGTGTGACAAGGGGTGCGCGGGTGCGCGGGAGGTAGAGTACAGCGTGGACGTGCGCCGCACCGCCACCGACGGCGCCTGGGTGTACATCCAGCCGGACGTACCCGGGCTCCCGCCCGAGAACGCGCTCCGCATCCTCACGCGCCTGGAGACCTGGCACGCGCACATCGGTCCCCGGGGCGGGTTGAGCGCCTACACCTACCCTCGCACCCTCGATCAGTTTTCTGGCCTGAGGTGGTGCGGGATCCTCATCGTCCCCACGGCCACGAACCGCAAGCGGCGTAAACGCCAGGTCACACCCGGCCCGTGAACGCCCGTTGACATTCGCCAGTGCCGCTACCGAAAACCGACCACTTGCGGCTGGCCCGCCGGCTGCACTACCTCAGACCATGAGCACGACGAAGCGAATCACCGGCGAACTCCCCCGCCCCACTCTGGCGCAGCGCATCGCCAGCCTGTCCACGGGCGAGCTGATGATCGCGGCGCGCGGGTTGGCGCATGACCCGGCGCAAGATGCGCTCTGCACGGCGCTGCTCGGCGAGCTGGAGCGCCGCGTCGGGTTCGAGGCCGTCGAGGCGTTCGCCGCGGAGATCTACTCGTGATGTCTGTACCCCTCGTCAACCTTCCCGACGGTCACGCGCTCGTGCGCGGGTTCGCGGCAGAGATCGCTCTCGCAGATCTCGTGGCCGCGATCGCCTGGGAGCGCCGCACCGTGCGCCTGTACGGCCGGGAGATCCTCCAGCCCCGGCTCACGGCGTGGATGGGCGATGGCTCGTACACATACTCCGGCGCGCGGCACAAACCCGCCCCGATGCCCGAGATCGTGGCGCGCCTCCGCGACCGCGTGCAGGCCGCCACGCCGGTCGCCTACAACAGCGTGCTGGCGAACCTGTACCGCGACGGTCACGACTCCATCGCGTGGCACTCCGACGACGAGCCCGAGCTGGGCCCCGAGCCCACCATCGCCTCGCTATCGTTCGGGGCCTCGCGCGTGTTCCGCATCCGGCGCCGCGACGATCACCGGTGCCAGTGGCGCGTCACGCTAGAGCACGGTGATCTCCTGGTGATGGAGGGCCGCTCGCAGATCGACTACCAGCACGCGATCCACAAGGTCGCCCGCGCGGGCGAGCGCGTCAACCTCACCTTCCGCACCGTCAACACGTAGGAGGTACACCGTGTCACAAAAGATCAAGGTCGCGATCCACTTCGAGCCTGTTACCGTGACAGTGGACGTGCGCGCACTGGCGGAGAACGTCCTGGACATGCTCGACTCCGACCACCCCGCCGTAGGTTGTGTGGCCGTCCGCACCGCGCTCACGGCGTGGCTCGACGACTCGCTCACCGAACGCGAGTTTCCGAGCTACAACTCGAACCCCGCGGACCGCACCGAGGTGATCGAGGCCGTGCTGGCCGAGCTGGCGCGCATGCAGGCCGAGGAGGTGGCGCTGTGATCGCCGGGTGGTTCGCCACGCTGGCCGCGCTTGCCGCGATCCCGCTCGGCCTCGCGGCCTGGTACGCGTGCGGGATCGGGGTGGCCACGCTCGCCTACTTCGGCTCGGCGATCCTCGTGGACCGCGCGCTCTGGGCGCGCTACCGCCGCATGGTCCGCCGGATCGCCGCGCTGAGGGTCGCGCCGTGATCAGCCGGCCACTCCACCGGAGTCAACGGACGTTCACGATCGGCGCGCCACCGCGCCACCCGCCGCGCGGTTGCGCGCCGGCACGGAGACTGCACCACCTCCCGACCATGGAAGCTCTTCACCAGTCCGGCTCGACGATCAAGGTGTCCCGCGCGTACGACCTGCGCACCCTCCGCCTCCTCCAGGAGTGCGGCTACACGCACGTGCGCATGCCCACCTGGGCCTGGGAGCCCATCACCACCGCCATCGCATCCGCTACCCCGTAGCGCAACATCAACCCTCCTGGAGTCCAGCATGCAAACCGCTGATCGCCCCACCGCCGAGGCCCTCATGGCCGAGGCCCTCCGTCTCGACGCTGAAGCCAAGCTCCGCCGCAAGGGCGCCGAGGTGCGCGACGCGCACCCGAACTACCAGCCGGCCGCCGTCATCACCCCGTACGTGGTGCGCAACCCCAAGGAGGTGATGGAGGCGAAGCTCGCCGCCCGCCGCGAGGAGGTGCGCGCGTGGGCGGAGGCGAACCGGCCCACACCGTGCAGGTGGTGAAGCGTTACAACCGCTACCGCTATAAGAGGTGTGCGCGTCGCGCGTATATCTGGGTGGCGCGGGTGGCGCGGAGCAAGTACCTCCAGATGATGCGCGCGCACCACCCCGACCGGGCGATCGCGCGCTCGTCCCCCGGCGAGGCCAACCGCGGGGCGGCACCCCGCCCCCCGGGGGCAGCCCCGCCCCGACATCAGGCCGTCCAAGGCGTGGCGCACCCGCGCCGCGTGGCTCGTCCGCCAGGCCAAGCGCGAGGCTCGCCGCGAGGCTCGCCTCACGTCGGAGGCGACGTCGTGACGCTCCGCGCTCTCGTGACCCGGCTCGCGGAGCTGGGTCTCGTGCGCGTCTCCTCGACGGGCACCGTCACGTTCAACCCCTGCGACTGGGATCTCCCCGTCATCCTCCAGAGCGAGCGCAGCGTGGAATCGTGGGAGCTGGAGGCCGGTATCGAGCTGGTCTCGGTGGACGTGCCCGAGGGTTCTGACGAGCGCGCGCTCGTGCTATACGGGGCGCCGGAGGACTAGAGCGAGCACATGGCGCGCGTCCACCGCTCCGCGTCACCCTCCGCGTAGTGGATGATGGCCTGGTCGAGAGCGTCCACCCGATCGTCCTTGCGAGCCATCGGGAACGGGCACACCTCGCCCACGAACCCCTCGTCATCACCCTTCGGGTACAACCACGGCGCGCCGTCCAGCACGTACACGTAGCCTGCATTCCAGGTCGGCACCATGCTCCGGGCTCGAGCGATGTACCCGTCGCCGGAGCCGAACTTCAGCGGCTCGACGGTCGCCATCACGGCCTTGCCGTCCGAGTCCCGGATCTCCTGGCGCTCGATCACGCGCTGGATCTCGTTCACCACCGACGGGCCGGCTGCCTTCCACTCCACGAGCACCTTCGTCTCGCCCGCGTGCTGGGGCGCCCACACCGCCACCATGTCCCGCACCGTGTCGTACATGGTCTGGATGCCCATGACGGCGGTGCGATCGTCCAGCACGAACCGGTTGGCGTCCAGGCCCGCCAGGGCGAGCAGGCCGCACGCGCTGGACGTCGTGGCCTCGCCTCCGTTGGAGGCATCGATGGAGACACACATCCAGTCCACCTGGAGCTTACCGGTGAGCCTGTCGCGCCTCAGGAGGATCGGCGGGAGGACGTCCCGCTGGAGGCAACCCTCGGGGCGTTTGCGCAGGTGCGCCCCCATCGTGACACCCTCGGGGGTGCCCTCGATCACGAAGAACCGGAGCTTGTCGCGCGCGAACATCCCCGCCGTGAGCGGCTGCGGGTTGCAGTTGTACTGGCCGTCGTACCCGTCCGCCATCTTCTCGCGCTTGTCGGCGAGGACGGCCGGGGTGAAGCGCTGCGGCTGGAGGAGCGCGCCGGGCTTGCCTAGGCGCCAGTCCACCCACCCGAAGGCCGTAACGTGCGGGCTGTCGGAGGGCTGCCTACCCCACTCCATCGGGATGCAGAGCTGCATCCACCCGTTGCGCTTGGACGGGAGCCACCGCGCGACGGCGAGCAGGTGCGCGGTGAGATCGTCGACGTGGACGCGCTGCTGGAGCACGATGCGGATCGCGGTGCGCTCGTCCACCACGCGGTTCTCAACCGCGCGCGTCCACCGATCCTGGGTGTGCCGTCGGATGGGTTCGTTCCACACCTTGTCGGCATCGTCGGGATCGTCCACGATGATGATGTGGACGTGCGTCCCGGTGATGCCGGTGATGAGCGTCACGGAGATGCGCTCGCCGCCCGCCGTGGTCACCCACTTATCCACGGCATCCTCTTGCGTGAGTGTCCACCGCACCCTGAACGTGGTTCGGTACCAGGGCTTCGTGACGAGATCGCGGTGCGCGTTCGAGTCGCGCCGGACGTTCTTATCGACGGCCGACAGGCACCCGAACTTCAGGTCCGGGGCCCAGAGCCATGCCCAGGCCGGGAGGCACACGCACCAGATCGTGCTCTTCAGCGTGCCCGGGGGGATGTTCGTGATGTGATTCTGCACCAGCACGTGCCGGAGCCACGGCTCGGGGAGGGGACCGACCGAGGCGCCCTCCTCGTCCACGTCATCCCACGTCGCGCCGTTCGACGCCCACGCGTCCGCCTGGCGCACCACCATGTCCGGGGTTCCCCGCCCGTTGGCGACGAGCCACCCCTCGACGAGCATCTGGCCCTCGTAGCACATGGCCTCCAGGTGCGGCGCCCAGTCGAGCTTATGCACGCCCGGGAGGAGCCCCTCGCGCGCCGCGCACCGGACGAACTCACCGAGATCCCGCCGGCACAGCTCCTCCTCCGCAGCGCGGATCTGCTCGCGCACCCACGCCTCCAGCTCGTCCACCGGTAGGTCGGTGGGGACGTGCTCGTGGCACTCGAGCATGGCCTCGGCGGGGGTCGGGGTGGGGTCGGGTTCCGGGCCGTCGAGGAGCGCCGCGAGTCCCGGGGTGCTGTAGGGTGTGTCCACTAGTTCACGGTCGCCCCGTCAACGGGCGTTCACGATCGGGATTGGGGGATCGAGGATTCGGGTCGTTCGGTGGTGGCCCGTCGAGTGCACTTCGTCTGGGCATGACGACTCGGCGACGACGGTGAGGAGACGGTGATCGCCTCCGCCGTCGTGCTCACGCCCGCCGACGCCGTGTCGGCAGTGACTGCTACTCTGGGCCGGCTGGTAGAAGACAGCATCTAGCACCGGGCGCCGATCCAGGTCAGCACGGCCTGGCACGTGCAAGGCCCCGAGTCCGACGCGCACGGCTCGCGGTGCACGATGATGGGATAGCACTCCCAGTCGTTCACCCCCGTGAGCGCCTCGGCCGCCTCGTGTAGGAAACGCGCCACGTGGAGCGACCGCTCCGCCGTCATGGTGTCGTCGAACACGTTCGGGTCGGTGTAGGGCGACGTGGGCGGCACCGCCCGCGCTTCCACGCGCTCGCGCACGAGGCCCCGCCGGATGGCGACGCGCTGGCGCTTCGTCGGCGCCTTCGGGGCGGGGCGGGGCTCGAACGTCCACTCCATGGGCATCGCGGAGCGCACCTCGCGGAGGGCCTCCTGGTGAGTCGCCGAGCAGTCGAACGGCGAGTCCTCGTCGTCGTCGTCGATCACTCCCACACCTCCCCGCACCCCCAGCAATGCCACCCGTCCCGGTCCGGGGTGACGTGCACGGGCGTGAAGTAGCTCCAGCTCGTGGTGCCGGGGATGGTGAACTCCTCGGTGTTGCGGGAGCCGCACTTCGGGCACGCTGGGCCCAGCTCGCACTCCTTCGGGCACACGGCCTCGGCGCCGGGGCCGATGCCGATCCACACCATCGGCCGCGCGCACACGTCACACCTCGGGTTGGCGTTCACCCCACCACCTCCGCGTCGACGGGTTCCTCCGCCGCCGGGGCGAGCATCCTCTGGAGCGCCGCCCGCCGCGCCTCCAGCTCCGCCGCCGTGAGGGTCGCGAGCGCGCCCGACGACTGACCCTCCGCCGTGCCGACATCGAGGGTCTGGTGGGGTTTGCCATACCGCCGGTCCAGGAGCAGCTCGATGGCCCGCACGCGCACGTGCATCGCCGCCGCGCTCGATAGGGGACCGTAGGCGATCGAGGCGAGTGCCTCCAGCGCCTTCTTCACGCCCTGCTCCCCCACCACCTCGTCGAAGATCCGGCGGAGCCCCTTGGGGCGCCCGCCGGGGTTGGCGCTGTGACCCTTCTGGAACTTCCCGCCCGGTGCCCGGGGCACCGCCGCGCCGGGCTCGCCGCGCCCGGTGATCGACGAGCGCGGCACCAGCACGATCCCCTCCCCCTTCGGGTGTGACTGCGCGCCGGTCGGGTCGGCCGCGGTGCTCTGGGGGAGCGAGCTGGCGGGCGGTGGGGCAGGGGTATACACGCTCCTGAGTGTAGCACCCCACCTCCGCTGAGCCAAGTTGGCGCACCGGCTGGCCGATAGCTCTCACGCCCGAGGCTCCTCCGCGATAGCGGATGTGACACTCTGTCGCGTGTCTCCGGGGACACGGAGGTAACTGCACTACTGACCGGGCTCCGCGTCGATTCAGTCGACCCCATGGGGGCGGGAAGCCTCATGGGAGGGACGGGGATTAGCGTGGTATCTTACGGGTAGGGCCGTTTGGTGAGCTGCCTCGCAGATTCCGCGAGTATCCGCTCTAGCGGACGCCGAATTCGGGTACTTAGACTATTGAACACTTTTCGATAGCGCGTGTAACTCCGTTGGCGAACCCTAATTTTGTGCCACCTAGAACCGACGAGCGGATAAGCATCCGCTACCGGATTCAAACGGGATGGAGATCGCCAAAATCGTCCCCGATTTCCCGCGGGAAATTAAGGGAAGGATGAGTAATTCAAACGGGATGGACGGGGATGATTCAGTCGACCCCGCCCCCTAAAGGGGCGGGTCGAGGGACGATCGGAAAGGGGATGGGGGATCGTCGTTTGTCGGTGGCAACCGACGCCAAACGCGCTCGGGAATGGTCGCCACCACCCGCGCGTCATGGTGCTCCGCGCTCACTGCCTCGGGCCGGCCAGGCGAGGCTCTCCGCCTGGGTCAACCGGACGGCACCCGAGGTAGTGGCGCGCGCCTCTTGCCGGAGGCGAGATAGGAGCCCCGTGAAGAAGCCGACCGCGATTCCCACCACGTACCGAGGCGCACGCTTCCGCTCGCGCCTGGAGGCCCGCTGGGCCGCCATGTTCGACTCCCTGGGTTGGGGCTGGGCCTACGAACCCGTAGACCTGCCCGGCTACCTGCCCGACTTCCGGGTGCGAGGCGAGCTGGCCGAGTGCCGCCCGCGAGAGAGCGACGGCTGGGCCGAGCGCGCGTGCTCCCAGCTCGCGGATCAGTGCCGCTCCGGGCTCGTACTCTCCTCCGAGCACGCCCGCCCGTACGCCGACGGCCGCTCGAGCCCCGGCGTGTGGTGCGAGTGGCTCTCCTGCGAGGGTCCGGGCTCGTATGAGTCGCGCCCCGTCTGGTGGGTGGCGTGCGGCGCGTGCGGCGGCACGTCGCTGGCGTCCGAGGTGGCGAGCGACGACGCGCGGGGGTGCCTGGACGTCTGGGCCCACGAGGCGATGCTGGAGGGCGCGTCGCGATGCGTGTTCTGCCGCTCCCTGGACGTCCGCGACCTGGTCGACGGCGCGCCGGGCGTGGAGTACCTCTGGCGCCGCGCGGGCGCCGAGGTACAGTGGCGCGCCGCCGGGTTCACAGACAGAATGTTCCGAGCGACGCCCGCCGAGGGCCGGGCAAACGATGCCTCGTGCGTGTTCTGCCTGTCCGCCCCGTGCTCGTGCGGGGTACCTTGATGCAGTACTTAGGTGGAAAGAGTCGAATCGCGAAGCAACTCGCCGCGTGTATTCGCTCGCACGCAGGTGAGCGCCCCGTGTGGGACGCGTTCTGCGGGGGGTTGAGCATGAGCGTGGCGCTGTCTACAGACGGACCCGTGCTCGCGAGCGACGCGTGCGCACCCCTCGTAGCGCTCTATCAAGCAGTGCGTAACGGGTGGGATCCGCCCCCCTCGCTGTCCGAGGAGCAGTACCGCGCCGCGCGCCATCTTCCTGACGATAACCCTCTCAAAGCGTTCGCGGGCTTTGGATGCTCGTTCGGCGGCAAGTGGTTCGGAGGTTACGCGCGTAGCGCGTCTAACCAGGACTACGCGGGCGCCGCCCGTCGCGCCCTCCTGCGAGACGCCCGACAGCGCACCGTGCAACTTCTCAACTTCCTCGATGTCGAACCGTATCCCACAGCGACGGTACTCTATCTCGACCCCCCTTACGCTGGTACCACCGCTTACGGTGCAACCGGTGCGTTCGATAACGAACTCTTTCGCAGACGCGTCGCCGAGTGGGCTCGACACACCGACGTCTTCGTGTCGGAGTACGACTTCCCGCTGGGGGAGGTGGTATGGGAGGGTACGCCGGTCAAGACTCTCTCTGGGGGCACGTCGGGGCGCGCGAGGGAGCGCCTGTACTACCTGGGTCCGTATCGCACGCCCGGGCTCAGGTACGCGCTGGAGGGCGCGTGAGCGCCCTCCGCGACGAGGCCCTCCGCCTCGCCTCCGAAGGGATCGTGGTCTTCCCCATGGCGCGCGCGTCGAGCCGCCCCGCCGTCGAGGGTGGGTACCACGGGGCCTCCTCGGACCCCGAGGCGATCCGCGCCTGGTGGGGTGCGGACCCGACGTTCAACGTCGGGATGCCGATGCGCCCGAACGGCCTGATCGCGCTGGACGTGGACCCGCGCAACGGCGGGGAGGTGACCTTCGCGGCGTGCGAGCGCAAGCTCGGGCCGCTCCCGCGCGAGCTGTGCGCGCGCTCGGGCGGAGGTGGCCTGCATTTGATCTTGCGGGAGCCGCCGAATCAAATCCTCGCCGGGCGACGCCCCCGGGGGCGCCTCGATCACCTGGGGCTCGGGCGAGGCGTGGACGTCAAGTGCAACGGCTACCTGGTGGTGGAGCCGAGCGTGCACCACAAGACGGGGGCCCAGTATCGCTGGCTCTGCGAGCGCCCCACGGCGCTGTCGATCGCGATGGCGCCCGAGGTACCCGAGGCGTGGCTCGACGCCCTCTATCACCCGCGGCTCGACGACAAGTCCGGGGATCTCGGGATCGAGGCGTGGGAGCGCACCGTCGACGGGCCGCTCTCCAGCGCCGAGGTGCTGGCGCTGCGGGAGAAGCTCGCCGCGCTCGGACCGCGCTGCGGCGGGAACGCCACCACCTTCCGGGCGATCCGCACCGTGTTCCACGACTGGGGGCTGTCCCTCGACGACGGGTGGGCCCAGCTCGCCTGGTGGTCGGAGCAGAGCGGCAAGCCACACGGTCAGGCTGAGCTGGAGCGCCGCGTGCTGTCGGTGGCCGCCGACGGTACTGATGAGGACGGGACCTTCGGCCACCGCGGGTGGGCGCGCCCGAGCGCGTCGGTGGCCGCGCGCCTGGCCCGGGCCGGCATCGGCGTTGCGTCGGCCGTGGCGCCCCCGGATGCCCTCCCGCCCCGCAGCGGGGGTGACCCTGTCGCGGTGCCCGCCGTCCAGGAGGCCCTCGACATCCTCGACGCCGACCCGGGCGTGAGCCTCCCGCCGGGGAGCCCCGTAGCGAGGTACCTGGAGGAGCTGCGGCGCGCCGTCGACGACGTGGCCGCCGCGCTCGGCCGGTCCGCGGAGGGCGGGGACGCCGCGGAACGCCCGTTCTTCATGTCCGCCGGGGAGCTGTTCGCCATGCCCGACGAGCGGCCGGAGTGGCTCGTGCGGAACCTGGTCCTGGACGGCGGCATCGGGCTGATCGGCGCCGAGCCGAAGATCGGCAAAACGTGGATCGCCACCGAGATCGCCGTGGCCGTGGCGAGCGGTACCCCCGTGTTCGGGAAGTACGCCGCGAAGCCGGGGCGCGTGATGTACTTCTACACCGAGGACATGCGCGAGGCCGTGCGGAGCCACCTGCTGGCGCTGTGCGCGGGGCGCGGCATGAGCCCCCGGGCCGTCGCCTCGACGCTGTACTGCCAGCCGCGCGGGCGCTCGATCGACCTGTCCAAGCCCGACGACGTCGCGCGGCTCGTGGCGAGCGCGCGCGTGGCCGGCGGGTGCAAGTTGATGGTGCTCGATCCACTCCGCAACGTGCACGAGGGCGAGGAGGACTCGAGCGACAGCATGGCCGTCGTGTTCAAGCACGTGCGGCTGATCTCGGTGCTGCTCGGGTGCACGGTGCTGCTCGTACACCACGCGAAGAAGGCCAGCGAGGCGACCCGGAACCAGCGTCCCGGCCAGACCATGCGCGGCTCCGGCGCGATCCACGGGTTCGTGGACTCGGGCATCTACCTCCGCGAGCGCCGCGGGGACGCGTGCAGCATCACCTCTACCCTGGAGAGCGAGGTGAAGGCCGCGCGCTCCGCCGGGGTGTTCGACGTGACCCTCAAGCTCGTGGACGACGCCGAGAGCGGCGTGGCGCGCGAGGCCCGGTGGGAGATCGCCGAGAAGGGCGCGGGCGCCGCCACCGACGATCAGGTGGAGACGTGGGAGGAGCTGGCCATGCAGATGGTGGACGCGTGCTACCGCGCCGAGGTGGCGCGGAAGCCGCTCGTGACGTCGGAGCAGATCAAGTCAACCGTCAAGGGGCGCACCGAGACGAAGCACCTGGCGCTGAAGCTCGCCACCAGCCGCGGGTGGTTCGTGCAGGAGCGCGCTCGCGGGAAGTACGCGCTCACCGACGCCGGTCGGGCGCTCTCCAAGAGCCGCCACGGCGGGGTGGAACAACCGAGCGCGTGAGAGCGTAGGAGCGCCATGCCCCTCGTACCCTTCATCCCCGGACTCTTCGACGATCCCGCGAGCGGGTGGCCCAGGCGCCGGAGCAACGCGTCCCCGGTGGCCTGGGCCGCGTGGCTGGAGGCGTGGGAGCACGTGTCCCGCTCGCCTCTGTGCGTACTCTCGTCTCCCAGGGAGCTGGCCGAGGCGTGCTGGTTAACGTTCGTCGCCGCGTGGAACGCGCGGTGCAAGCTGGACGGGATCCGGGATTAGATCTCCCGCGGCGCGCGTTCCCCTCACCATGCCCGATCCCACCGACCCATCGGACCCGATGTACCGCGACAACTCCTCCGCGAGCCGCGGCTCCCGCTTCACGCAACTGGAGGCCGCCGCCGCGGCCCAGCTCCGCAAGAGCTTGGGTGGCGCCGGACCCCAGGTCAACCGCAGGAGCATCGCTACCTATAACCTGGTAGTGGGTGTCGCCATGGCCCTGGGCACCAACGGTCGACCCAGGTACCTGGTGCAGGTGGCTGACAGCATGGAGCCCGAGCCGACCCGGGTAGTCGGCGGGTGGTACGAGGTGGAGCGCCAGGTGTGGAAGGACGCCCTGGAGCAGATCAGCGATTGCGACTGCGGATCGGAGGGAAGGTGATGCAGGCCGTCTACATCCCCGCCGTCGTGCTCGCGATCTTCCTCTACTTCGCCGCTGGCGCCTACTTCGCCGGTCGGTGGTCGAGGGTCATCCCGTCGGCGATTGACGACCCGCTCCCCTTCGCGATGGGCTTCTTCTGGCCCGGGTGCCTGGTGCTGGAGGCGATCATCCGGGGGATCTGCCTGATGTGGCGCGCGCTGACGCCCCTGTTCGAGCGCGGGCGCGCGCGCCGCCCCGACGTGAACCTCCCGCGCGCGCGAGTCGTGAAATAGCCCGCAGCCCTTGCGCGCTACGGATCCGTACCCACACTCAACCGAGAGGAGCCCCGGATGATCACGTATGAGAAGGACGACCTGGAGTCGAGCTGGGAGGGTCACATGCGCGCCGCCGCGACGGCCTTCGACTGCGTACCCGCCGGTATCACCGGGTACCAAGAGAAGGCCGCCGTGTTTCACCTGAGCATGGCACAAGAGGTGCGTGCACGCGCCGCCGCGGAGAGGCGCAGTGCCCAGGCGCTGGAGCGCCGCTGGCACGTGCACGCCCCGTGGTGGGTGATCGCCGCGTTCCTCGCCATCTGGTACGCGTGCCACGGGTGCGCCGCCGACATCCAGCGCCCAGCCGGGGCGCGCGAGAAGACCGCCCAGGCCGCCGCCGCGGTTAGCATCTATCGCGAGTGCGCCAAGATCCCCGCCGGGGGGATGTTCGGCACTGGCGCGATCCTGTTCAAGGCAGGTTACGGATCGGGCGTGGTGATGGGCCCGCGCGAGGTGCTCACGGCCGCGCACGTGGCCTCGTGCCCGGAGGGGTTCCGCCACACGGCGCTCACCGTCACCACCGCCAGCGGGCGCGTGGTCTCCGGCCAGCTCGAGCGCGCCGACGCGTCGCGAGACATCGCCGTGGTTCGGTTGTGGGAGGACGTGCCCGCCGCGCCACTCGCGCTGGGGCCGGCGAGCCCTGGACAGGACGTGTGCTACGAGGCCGCGTGGCCCCAGCGCGTGAGGCACTGCGGGAAGGTGTCCAAGATCCGCGACCAGCGCGTGGAGCAGGGCGCGGACGTGGACGTGTGGCTCCAGTGGTCGAAGCCCGAGGACGCCGTGGTGGGCGGTAACAGCGGCTCCGGGGTGTATGACATGAGCGGGCGCCTCGTCGGGCTCGCCACGAACGGCGGTTACGACGAGCTGTCGTCGTTCGCCGTCGCCGTCGCCGGGAGGATCCCGTGAGCCTCTGCACGCCTGACACCGAGGGCACCTGCGCCGAGTGTGACCGCTCGGAGTGCTCCGAGTCGTGTCCGCAGGTCAAGCGCGAGTCCCAAGCACAGGAGTCCGACGATGATCGGTAAGAAGGTCAAGCAGGTGTTCCGCGTCAAAGACGGTGAGCGGGTAAAGATCGCCGACGACAAGCAGCGTCACGGGTGGGTGCGCCACGTGGAGCTGTACCCGGGCCGTCCGCACCCGGACCGCGACGCGTACGTGGCCGCCGCGTTCTACCTCCTGGTGGAGACGCCGGAGGGCGCGCTGGAGACGTGGCCCGCTCACCTCGTGCGAGTGTGCCCGCCGTGAGCGGGTGGAGCCGCAACCGCCGAGACCGCCGCTCGATCGCCACGGCGAGCGATCACGCCGTCCCGCTCAAACCGGATGAGGAGCTGCACGTCCACTGGGCCGGTCGCAACGCGCTCTGCGTCGTGACCGGGCCGGACTCCAGCGTGCGGCGCGTGGTGGCCGTCGACGCGCGCGAGGGTACGTGGTACGAGGCCGACTCCTCGAAGCTGGAGTCACACATCAAGCGCCCCCGCGGGCGACCGAGGAAGGATCGGCGATGACGATCACCGTTCGCCCCACCGTAGACTTCACTCGCGGCGCCCCGCAGCCGGGCGTGGAGATCTGGATCGACGGCGTGCGCTTCTTCACGCCAGCGACGAGCGACGCTCAGGCGCGGCAGATGGCTCTGGACGTCGCGAGGAAGCTGATCGAGAACCGCGGCGTGGTGGCCGAGCTGGAGTACCCCCGCGCCGAGGGTGACGCGTGATCGCGTTCATCAAGCGGCGCGTGGCCGCGCTCGCCGAGCGGGCGCTGGACGTCCTCTTCGATCGGCGCACCTACGAGTTGAACGGCGACCCGTACCTCACGCGGTGGTTCGTGTGGCCCCGCCGAGCGGGCGACACGCCCGAGGATCAGCGCGGCTCCGCGGAGCTGTACGTGCACCGGTTTCACCGGAGCGACGGTGACCGGCACCTCCACAATCACCCGTTTGCGGCGAGCGTTGCCTTCATCCTCTGGGGTGGCTACCGCGAGGACCGCGAGGCGCCGCTGTACACGCGGGTGATGGGCCCGGGCCGGGTGAACTTCATCACGTCCCGCACCTACCACCGCGTGACACTGCTCGGGCGCTCATCCTGGAGCCTGTTCTTCGTCGGCCCGCGCGTGCAGCCCTGGGGCTTCCTCGTGAACGGATCGCACGTCCCCAAGGACGAGTATCGCCGCCTCTTCGGCGGGGAGGGTACCGAATGATTCCCGTCGATCAGACCGTGACGGACCCGGTGCTGGGTAACTGCCTGTCCGCGTGCGTGGCCAGCATCCTGGAGCTTCCGATCGAGGAGGTGCCGTGGTTCAACGAGGACCCCGCCACCTGGTGGGAGCGGTTCGGCGCGTGGTGCGAGGCCCGGGGACACACGCCGATCTTCCTACCCTGGTCGACCCCGGCCCCGGTCGGGTACGCGATCGCCGGGGTGGCATCCCGCCGCGCGGACGGGGTGCTCCACGCGATCGTGTGTCTCGACGGGAAGATCGTTCACGACCCGCAGCCCCGCAACCGCGGGGACGGCGTGGCGCCCTACAGGGAGGAGGAGATCGTGGATTGGATCATCCTCCAGCCGCACGCCGAGCCCCTGCACGACCTGGCCCGGATGGCCGGCTGGAGCGAGGTGAGCCCGTGAACCGCCTCCCCCTCCTCCGCGCCGTGCTCTTCTTCTCCATCGCCGGGTGCGTGGTGAAGTACGGATCCGACAGCCGGCCCGTGTACGGCGTGCGCAACTACGATCAGATGCACGCGTTTGCGCGACAGCTCCGCCGCCTCCGGGCCACGGAGCAGGCCGAGCTGGAGCGCGCTCGCGCGCTCGAGCGGGAGGAGGTGCCCGATGCCGGGTGACATGAACGATCTCGAGGAGCGGCTCCGAGCCATGACGTCCGCCGCAGCGAGCGCCGCCGCCACTGCCGAGCGCGCGTGCGATCGCCTAGTGCTGTACCAGGGGATCGTGGACGCCGCGAAGGCGCTCCACTGCGGCCTGGAAGAAGTGGGCGGGGTGTACGGGGATTGCGAGCGCGAGGTGGACGCCGTGTGCGATGCCTACGAGGCGCTTGAGCGGGCGCTGGCCGCGAGGCCGTCCACGTGAGCTACGTGGTCCGGCTCATCGCGCCCGAGGGCCGCGGGGGACAGCACGTTGGCTCGTCCGTCCCGGACGTGGTGGCGATCCACGTCCCTACCGGCTACGCGTGCGTGGAGCGTGGGGAGCGATCGCTGCACCGCCGCCGCGAGGTGGCCCTAGCGAAGGTCCGCGCGCTCGTGGCGTCCCTGGTCACCTCGGGCCAGATTGAGCCCGACGACGAGATCACGGCCGAGGTGCCCGAGGCCACGCTCGATCACCTCCGCGCGCTGTCGAAGCTGGGACTAGACCGCGCGCGTCGCGCGTCGGAGGAGCCATGAAGGCCATCTCCGATCTGTTCGACACCGGGCGCCCCATGTCGGGTCACGCTACTGGCGTGCCGCGCGCGACCGTGCGCTCCAACCTTCGACCGCGGATCGAGCCCGCGCCCGAGTCCAACCGCAACGCGGAGGGTCGCACCACGATGTGCTGGTGCGAGTGCGGGCGCCGCAAGGATCGGGGCGCCGAGGCGTGCGACCGCTGCGATCGGCTGGATCGCCCGCGCGCGCGCGGGACCGTAGTCCTCGACGGCGTGCGCGTGCTGGGGGCGCTCGCCCGGGCCGACGGCCCGCTCACGATGGTGGAGCTGGTCGGAGCCTCCCGCCTCCCCCACGCGAAGGTGGTGGGCATCGCCAGCGCGCTGCGCGCGGACGGGCTCGCCTACGCCGAGGAGGCCCCGGGGCGGACTTGCGCCCTCGAGTGGGAGATCACCGACGAGGGCCGCGCGTGGTTCGCGCTCCTCCGCGAGGCCGCCTAGTGGGTAGCCCATACGGCCCCGCCGTCGTCGACGGCGTGCCGCGCTACACCTCCGTCTCGTCGCTCCAGACGTTCGACCCGAACACCTACGCGGGGTGCGAGCGCCGCTGGTGGTTCGACAAGGTCGGCGGGAAGAAGGAGCCCGAGACGGAGGCCCAGGAGCGTGGCAAGCGCATGCTCCACGACCCGATCGAGGCGTTCTACGAGACGGGCGTGCGCGCGTTCGGACCGCTCATCCTCCCGATCGTGCGCTGGATGCCGGTCCGCGAGCCCGCGCCCGGGCGCCGCCCGATCTGGTGCGAGTGGGAGTTGTCGCCGCACCTGCTCGCGGACGAGACCGAGCGCAAGGTCGCGCTCGCGCATTTCGCCGCCGGGCTCCCCGATGTCAGCTTTCCGCACCACCCGCTGGACGCCGACGGGATTCCGCTCGTCGGGAAGATCGACGTCAGCCACGACTGGGGCGAGTGGATCAACCTCGACGGTGACGTGGAGCCCGATCCGGGCGTGGCGTTCGAGGTGCTGGACTGGAAGAGCACCGGGGACAGGAAGTACGCGAAGACCGGCCGCGAGCTGGCCTCCGCCATCCAGATGGTGGGCTACGCGGAGCACCGCTTCCGCCTGGATCCCCGCGCCGAGCGCGGTCGCGTGTCCCACGTGTACACGCTCACGAAGGGCAGGAGCGAGGGGTGGAAGGTGTCCACCGTCGTGTCGCGCGAGGACGTCCACCGTCGCTGGGGCTACGTGGATGGTCTGGGCCGCCGCATGCGCGACGTGGCGCGCGAGATCGACCCGGAGAAGGTGCCGGGCAACCACCGCTCGTGCGACGCCTACTTTCGAGGGTGCCCGCACCGGGAATACTGCTCGGTGGGTCTGGCGTCTAAGGGCGCCGCGCAAGCCGCGCGTTCCGCGTCGCTATTCGGCGCCGCGGGTCGCGCACGTCTCCTCGGGTCCGCCCCCGCGGAGGAGCGCAACTCACTGGCGGAGGATCTGGAGAGTGACGAACCGATGAGCGACATCCTGGACGCGCTACTGGACGAGGAAGCTCAGCAGAACGCTGTGGACTCGAACGGCGAGCTGATCACCGCCTTGAAGGAGATCGAGGCCCGCGGAGTGGGCCGCCCGATGTACACCGGGGACGTGGCGAAGGTGTACGCCTCGTCGGTGTCCGAGCCCCGCCTCGACTTCCAGGGCGACGGACTGGCCGGGCACGGGAAGTTGAAGGGCCTCGCGCCGATCGGTACGAAGGACGGTGTGATCAAGCTGCGGGACGACCTGCGCAAGCACGCCGAGAAGAAGACCCCCGCCGCTGCGCCCGCGCCGGCTCCCGTCGCGCAACCGACGCCGAGCGCGTCCCCTGCCGCCATGGGCATCGTGAGCCCGCAGACCCCGGCGAGCAATCCGGCGCTGGCCGCGCTACCCGCACCCGGACTCGAGCCGCCGCCGGCACCGCCCGCGCCTCAGGCGCAGGCTGAGGCGAAGTCCGAGCCGGTGACGAAGGCGCAGGCTGAGCCGAAGTCCGAGCCGGTGACGAAGGCGCAGGCTGAGCCGAAGTCCGAGCCGGTGACGAAGGCGCAGCTGGTCGCCGCGGGGAACCCCGAGCCCCCGCCGGCCGCCGAGCCCACGAAGAAGGCTGGTGTCGCCGCGAAGAAGAAGAAGGACGAGGCCCCCGCCCCCAAGGGGCCCGCGCCCGACGGGGACGAGCCGTTCGAGCTGTACGTGGACTGTCGCCCCGAGGGGGCCCAGCCGCTCGAGCCGTGGATCAGCTACTGGGCGCGCGGCATCGCGCACCACCACGGCGTGCCCGACATCCGCACGGGCGACAAGACGATCACGGCGCTGGCGTTCGGAGCGTGGAAGGCCGAGCTGGCGACCGTCGCGGTGTACGGCGCGACGAAGGCCACCGCCGACGAGGGCCGACTCCCGCGCGGGCGCTTCTACGCGCGCTCCGGGAGCGACTTCGCGGACGTCGTGATCGAGGCGCTCGCGCTGGCGCGCGTGCAGCAGGGTGACAAGCCCGCGCTCTCCGACCCGCCGGTGATGACCGTCATCCGCGGCTAGTCTAGCCTCGGCGCCGTGCAGGCGCCCTCTGCCGGGCGATACCCTGGGGGTGCGCGCGCAGCGGTTCGAATCCGCCGCCCGGCTCGATGGCAATGGGATACTGTCACATCTGCTGTAAGCTGGTGCCCATCGCACCGGGTGCCCAGAAGCTCGGCACGCGCGAGTGCGCCTGGAGGCCGCTCCCGCACGACGACGCTAGCGGGGCGCCGTGCCAGGGCGACCGCCGCGAGCTTGTTGGCGCGGGGCCCGTGTTCCGCGCCGACCCGATCGAGCTGCTCAGCGCGCCCATCGCGGTGGATGAGGAGGATCTCTCGTGAAACTTCTTGCCATCCTGGCCGCGCTGGCGCTGTCATGCGCCGAGCCGCGCGTACCCGTCGAGAACGTCACCGAGCGCCGGCTCCCGAAGTGCGAGCCGCAGGTGTTCTACCGCGTGGAGGAGCGCGAGGTGCGGACCCGCGTGGTGCGCCCGTGCCTCAACCACCCGCCGCCCGCCGAGCCCACGCTAACGGGCGACGAGTCGATCGACCGCCATCGGCGCGACGAGCACCTGAGGCGCCTGTCCGCGTGGACTCACCTCGCGTGGGAGGTGTGCCGCCGATGAGCGACGAGGACGACAAGCTGGGGCTGGACGACATCTTCGTGGAGATGCCGGACGGCCGCGAGGTGACCGCCACCGTGGCGCTGGACGAGCTGACTGCCCGGAAGGGCTTCAGACCGCAGGCGTGGCAGTCCGGCGCGCCGGAGACGGGCAAGAGCACGAGGCTGGCCGTGGGTGACAGCGAGGAGCTACAGCGCGTGCTGGGGCTCGCGCGCCGACCCGTCGTCGTACCGGGCTCGAAGGAGGAGGCCGCGCTCATCCGCGTGGTGACGCGACGCCACGCGTGGGTGGACCCGACCGGGAAGCCGTGCTCGTGCGCCGAGATCCTGGAGCGCCACATGGAGCGTCCGCGCGCGTGCATCACAGCGCTGAACCTCGCCCAGGCGTGGGGCCTGTACGAGATCCCGCTGGCCATGGGACTCTCCGGGCTCATCGGCGTGGGGCACGGGAAAACGATCCTGGACATCCTCGCCGGGATGGCGCTCCCCGGGTGCGAGAACGTGGCGCTGCTCGTGCCACCCACGCTCGTGAACCAGCTCATCCGCGAGTGGGAGCTGGTGTCCCAGCACTTCAAGACACCCAACATCATCGTGCACGGGAAGGTGAAGCTCCCGCGCGACCCGGCGCCGCGCGACTTCATGGTGGAGCACGAGGGCGCTCGCGCCACCCGCGTGTGGCTCCACGTGTACCCCTACTCGCGCTTGTCGCGCCCCGACTCGTCGACGCGCCTCACCCAGATCGATCCCACGCTCATCGTGGCAGACGAGGGCCACCGCCTCCGCCACGCCGACACCGCGACGACGTCGCGCGTGTTCCGTCGCCTGTCCGATCAGCCGGACCGCACGCGGTTCTGCTGGTGGTCCGGGAGCCCGACGGACGGGAGCCTCAAGGACTACGACCACCTCATGTTTGCCGCGTTGCGACAGGGCAGCCCGCTCCCGACGGAGCGCGAGGTGACGGAGGACTGGTGCCGCGCGCTCGATCCGAAGAAGGTTCCCGACGAGGTGAAGGAGAAGGACCCCTACGCCCCGTGGCACTCCGCGGCGCCCATGGGAGCCCTCGAGCAGCTGTGCGAGGAGGGCGAGCACGTGAGCGAAGGGTTCCACCGCCGCCTGGTGCAGACGCTGGGGGTGGTGTCGACGACCGACGCCGCGGTGAGCGCCGAGCTGTGCATCGAGGAGCAGCGTCCCAGGAGCGAGGTGCCCCGGGAGATCGAGGAGCATCTTCGCGTCCTCCGCGAGACGTGGCGCCGCCCGGACGGCGAGGTGCTCCTGGACGCGATGAGCGTCGCGCGCACCGCCCGCGAGCTGGCCTGCGGGTTCCACTATTACTGGTTCTACCCCGAGGTGAACGGGCAACCCCAGGACGCCGGGCTCATCATGGAGTGGCTGGAGATCCGCAAGGACTACCGCTCCGAGGTGCGATCCAAGCTCTTCCGCCGGCTCGACCACCTCGACTCGCCGCACCTCGTGGAGCTGGCCGCGATGCGCCACCACGGTGACATCAAGGTCCCGGAGTGGCCGGGTGAGCGCCCGTGCGAGGCGTGCGCCGGGACGGGTATCGAGATCGAGTCGTGCCAGCACCGCTGCAAGGCGTGCCACGGCACCGGCAAGCGCGCCCCGTGCTCCAAGGAGGAGTGGGAGGCGAGGCACCCGGAGTGGGACTCGCTCTTCTGGCCAGCGTGGCGCGACATCAAGGGGCGCGTGGTGTACGAGACGCGCGCCTCGCGGCTGGACCCGTACCTCGCCCAGGACGCCGCCGACTGGGCGCGCGAGAACCGCGGGATCGTCTGGTACGAGTCCGCCGAGTTCGGGAAGTGGATCGCTCAGCTGTCGGGCCTCGCCCAGCACACCGGCGGGCCGGACGCCGCCGCGCTGCTCGCCCGGGAAACGGGTGAGCGGTCGATCATCTGCTCCATCAAGGCCCACGGCACCGGGCGCGACGGGCTACAGCGGCTCTTCGACGATCAACTCGTCGCCCAGCCCCCGGCATCCCCCACCAACTGGGAGCAGCTGCTGGGCCGCCTGCACCGCATCGGCCAGACCAGCCCGCGCGTGTGGGCGCGCTTCTACCGCCACACCCCGGAGCTGCGGGACCACGTGGACCGCGCGCTCGCGCGGGCGCTGTACGTGCAGACCACGATCGGGAGCAGCCAGAAGCTGCTCCGCGGGTTCGTGCGGCCGGAGGCCGCTTCGGCCGCCCCGATCGCCGACTTCGTGGACGCGTTCGACGACGCCGATCCCGACGGTGACTGGGAGGCGGAATAAGACGCCCGGCGCGGGCGTCTCAGGTACCGCGCGGACGTCACGTCGGGTGGGAGACTATTCGAGCGGGGAGTCAGGGCCCCGCCCGCGCCAACTTTAACGACAACGAAGGAGAAACGAAAACCATGTCCATGTTCGCCAAGCTCGCCACCGCGAAGATGACGTCCGGCGGAACCAACGTACGCGACGGCAAATACCGCTTCATGGTCGAGAACGTGATCGCCCGCGAAAACCACAAGAAAGAGGAGCAGGTGATCGCCGAGCTGCGAGTCATCTCGTCCGAGGCCGTGGACGAGGTGGCCATCGGGCCGGACGGCTGGCCGTACGCGGACGGTCGGAAGGCCGTCCCGAACGCGCCGGGCTCGAGCTGCTCCATCGTGTGGAGCTTCAAGCACGAGAGCGCGCCGGGCGCCGCGAAGGCGTTCATCCTGAACGTGCTCGCGCCGTTCGGCTACACCGAGGCGAAGATCACCGAGCAGGTGATGGAGCAGTCGTGCGATCAGAACGCGAAGCCCCTCCGCGGCATGGTGGTGGACGCCCAGACGTACCGCACCGCCAACCAGGGCCGCTCCAACAGCAGCAACAAGGGCAAGCCGCTGGTGCTGTTCAAGTGGTCGCCGATCCCCCAGACGAAGGAGGACCGGAAGAAGGGCCGCGACTTCCTGGCGGGCAACAAGGCCACGGTGGACCCGAACACCGCGCCGGTGGAGGGCGAAGCCCAGCCCGCCGCCCAGCCCGTCGCCCAGCCCGCCGCCCAGCCCGTCGAGGCCGTCCAGACCCAGACGGTCTCACTCGCCGAGGCGCTGGGGGACTGAAGTGGCGCACAACCTCGTGCAGTACGAGATGCTCATGGACGAGGACGGCGAGTTCACCGGGAAGGAAGTCCTCGTCTACGAGAACATCGACCGAGGTGAGCTGACCACGCGGACGGTGTTCCGCACTTCGGCCTGGTACGTCCCGCCGGCCAAGCGCCGCGAGGACTCGCCAGACGCGTCGCCGCCCGGCGACGGGCCGGGGCGCCGCGGGCGCCGCCGTCGCTGAACCCATCGGGCGCCGTCGCGCCCGCTCCGGGGAGCGCGCTACGTCGCGGGTCGGATACCACCGACGCCGCCCGATAGGGACAGGCGAACGGGCTCCGCGACCCGCGACGTAGCGCGCTCCCCGGAGCGTCGACAACAAAGGAGGCCCATGCGCACGGTGATCGTTGAGACCCCATACGGATCCCCGGACCCGGCGGAGCGCGAGCGTAACCGCCGCTACCTCCGCGCGTGCCTGCACGACTGCTTTAGGCGCGGGGAGGCGCCGATGGCGAGCCACGCCATCTACACCCAGCCGGGCGTGCTGCACGACGGCGTGCCCGAGGAGCGCAATCTCGGCATCGCCGCCGGGTTCGACTGGCGCGCCGGCGCCGACGCCACCGCGGTTTACATCGATCGGGGCGTCACCGAGGGGATGCGCCACGGGATCGCCGACGCGGAGAGGATCGAGGCAGCCTCGCGCCGTACCGCGCCGCACTCCCCTAGGCTCTGGCACGAGATCGAGTATCGCGAGCTTCCGCCCGACGTCCAGTGGGACTCGGACGAGTTCGCCACGGAGAGGTGGTTGGAGAGGTGAACGAGACCTGGATGGTGGAGTGGTTCGACTTCAACTTACTTATCGGGGTGGTGACGTCGTCCGCTGGACGTCGTGTCCGTTTCCACTCAACATCGTTTCAGGCTGACAGCTCTCTACGCTGGCCGCGACCGGGCGAGGAGGTTGAAGTAGTGTTCAGCAGGAGTGGGCGACTCCTATCCGTTCACGGAAAGTAGGTCCTCGATGGCGCGCTACTACGTCGTGGCGGAGATGACGATCTCCGTCGGTACCGAGGTGGAGGCTCGCTCCGCCGAGCAGGCCAAGGACATCGCGTCGCGACGCGGCGTCATGACACTCTGCCACTCGTGCGCGAGTAACAGGGAGGGGCGCACCACCGAGTGGTGCACCTCCGGCGAGCTTGACGGCGAGCCCGAGATCGTGGCCGTCGAGGAGCTGGGCTAGGTGCGCGAGGAGCGACTCCGCTCGCTGGCCGACCGCGGTCGCGCGTTCGACACCGAGACGCACCGCGTCCAGCCGGGTCTATTGGCGCCGCCGCTGGTGTGCGGCTCCATCGCGCGCCTCGCGGACGGGGTGGTGAAGGCCGCAATCCTCGACGAGCGCGCCACCGTGATGACGGCACAGAAGATCCTCGGCGATCGCTCGCTCGTCATCATCGGCGCGAACATCGCTTACGATATGCTCGTGCTCGCGGTGCGCGCCGCCGCCGACGGCGTGGACCTGATGCCGCTCATCTTCCAGGCGTACGAGGACGAGCGCGTGTACGACTTGCAGATCGCCGAGGCGCTACACGCCGTAGGGACGGGCTACCTCGGGAAGGACCCGCGCACCGGACCGCCGCCCGCGGCGCGCCAGCTCCGCGATCCGCTCACGGGCGAGACGCCCGTCCGCTATAACCTGGCCGTGGTGACGGACCTGGTGCTGGGCCGAGTCAACGCGAAGGTGAACGACGTGTACCGCGAGAGCTACGCGCTGCTCCAGCCGCTTCCCATCGAGGAGTGGCCGGAGCTGGCGCGACAGTACCCGCTAGATGACGCGTGCAACACGCTGGAGGTGTGCCTCGCCCAGACCGGTCACCTCCCCCACCCGGGCTCCCACGTCTTCGTGGACGTACACAACGCCGACGCCCAGTGTCGTCACTGCGGGCGCTCGGTGTACGAGGCCAGCGCCCCGTGCGTGTCGCGCCGCGATCGCCGCCGCAACCTCCACGACCTGGCGAACCAGTGCTACTCGCACTTCGCCATGCACCTGGGCGCAGCTTGGGGCTTCGTCGTCGACCAGGTCGCCGTGGACGCGCTCGAGTCTCGCGTGGTCGCCGATCGGGCTGAGATGGCTAAACCGCTCTTCGCGCCAGGCGTGCTCAAGCTGAAGAAGGAGAAGGGGCAGATCAAGACGTCGCGCGACATGGCGACGATCAAAGGGCGCATCGCTCGGGCCTACGGGTGCCACGGGGCGTGCCCGCACTGCGACGGCGCCCAGAAGGTACCGAGCCCGAAGGCGCAGATCGTCCGGTGTCGCCCATGCAAGGGCTCGGGCCTGATCGCCGGGCTCGAGTGCGTCGGCTGCAAGGGCAAGGGCTCCCGCCCGAACAAATTCATCAACTGCAAGCCGTGCGACGCGACGGGCCTGGTGCTCGAGTCCGCGCCGGTTCCGCGCACCGACGGCGGGAAGTGCAAGCCGTGCTCGGGAACCGGCTCGCTCCCGGACATGACTGAGTGCGACGAGTGCGAGGGCGAGGGGATCATTCAGGGAGTGGGGACGGGCCGCGACGCCTTGCAGGAGTCGGGCGACGAGGTACTCATCGATCTGGCTGACTGGCTGGAGGAGGAGAAACTCCCCGGCACATACATCCCATGGCTCCGTGAGGGCCGGGACCCGTACACCCACGCGCCGATCCCGCTCACCCTGAAGCCGAACGTGCTCCTGGAGACGGGGCGCACGAGCTACGGCGGGTGCGTCCAGCTCCTGCCGCGCAAGGGCGGGATCCGCGAGTGCATCGTCGCGCGCCCCGGCCGCGTGTTCGCCACCGTGGACTACGAGGCGGGCGAGCTGGTCACGCACGCGCAGAGCTGCATCTGGATCTGCGGGTTCTCCAAGCTCGCTGACGCCCTCAACGCCGGTTTGAAGGTGCACAACGCGCTCGCCGCGACGGTGCTCGGCATCTCGTACGAGGAGTTCCAGGAGCGATTCTCGGACAAGGGCGCGCCGGGCTACCAGGTGTGCGCCGACGCGCGCCAGGCGAGCAAACCGCCCAATTTCGGGTTCCCCGGGCGCATGGGCGCCGCCAAGCTGGTGCTCCAACAGCGCAAGCAAGGGCCGGACACGCCTTGCCCGAACGGCCCCACCACGATCGAGACCGAGGACTACGTGGGGCCGGGGTACAAGGGGCTACGGTTCTGCATCCTCATGGACGGCGCGCCGAGGTGTGGTGACGAGAAGGTCACGGAGTGGAAGGGGCGCGCCACCGCGCCGCTCTGCAAGCGGTGCGTGGAATGCGCCGAGCGGCTCCGCGCGAAGTGGTTCGAGCAGTGGCCGGAGAATAAAATCTACTTCGATTTTGTGAAGCACTGCGAGGAGGAGGGGCAGCCGCTCACCGAGGAGCAGAGGGCGCTCTTCGGCCTGGAGGAGCTGGAGCCGGGCTCGATCGTCCAGCACGTGTCGAACCGCATCCGCGGTGGAGCCCAGGGCAACTCGATCGCCAACGGGTGGTTCCAGGGGCTCCTCGCGGACGCCGCGAAGGCCGCCCTCCGCCGCGTGACCCGCGAGTGCTACGACGCTACGTTTCGCATGCCGGACGGCGCGATGTCGCCGCTGTACCTGGCGAACGCGCGCGTGATCGTGTTCACCCACGACGAGCTGATCGTCGAGATGGACGAGTGCCTCGCGCACGAGGCCGCGCACCGCATCTCCGCCGTCATGGAGGAGGAGCTTCGCCGCCACTGCCCGGACCTGGCGAAGGCTTGCCGCGCCGAGCCCGCGCTCATGCGCCGCTGGTACAAGGGGGCGAGCCCGCGCTGGCGCGACGGTGGCGCCAAGCGGAAGGGCCCCGATGACCGGCTCGTCCCGTGGGAGCCTCCGCCGAAGAAGAAAGCGGCCTAGTCGCGCGTTCACCTCGCATGCCCAGATTCAAGGTCTGCATGGATGAGGACAGCTCGCACCCCGCGGAGACTGAGTGTGCGACGCCGCGAAGAGCTGCTCTTCACTACGCTAGGGTCCGAGCGGAGGAAGGGATCATCGAGGACAGCGCGGACGTGCGCGTGACTTCCGTTGACGATGGCCACTGGTGGACGTTCACGTGCGACGTTGAGCGCACGGTCGACGTGATGCTCACCCCGTTCGCCAGCGGGACGGCCGCGACGGAACGGCCGCGACGGAGGGGCCATGAGTGACTACTTCGACTCGCCCGAAGAGCAGGAGGCACGCCTCCAGAGGTACGGCTCCACGATGCACGCCTCCGACTGGGAGGAGTACGAGCGCATCAAACCGCTGGTCAGGTCGCCGAACTACGAGCTGGCCGCCCAGCTCCTAGTGCACGGGTGCCCGAACGGGTGCGAGTGCGCCGGACCGAACCACCTCCCGCGCGAGCTAGCCGCCCAGCTCCTGGCGCGCGACTCGCGCCCTCGGGTCAAGCTGACCGCCGCCGAACGCCGCAAGCTGGAGCGGTTCATCGAGGAGGCCAGCGAGGCGATCCAGGGGGCGACGAAGCTCCTCCGGTTCGGGCGCTCCGCGAACCCGTACACCAACCGTCGATCCGTCGACTACTTCTCCGTTGAGCTGGGTCACCTCCAGGCTGCGACCGCCGCGCTAGCGGAGGACCCCTTGAACGACGGTGGGCTGATCAACGATGGTGCGCGGGAGACCGCCCGCGCGAAGAAGGCCGCGGAGTACGAGCGCGGTATCCACGGCGAGCTGGGCCCGGAATAGCCGGGCGCGCCCCACCGTTCTCCCCCCATGCTCAAGCGACTGCTGAACACGCGCGGCTGCTACGCCGCAGAACCCATCATCCCCGACGAGCGCGAGGTGGCCGAGCACTGGCGCGCCCTCGCCCACGAGGGCGACCTACCCGCCGAGGCCCCGCTCGACTTCGAGCGCCGCGAGCGCGATCCGTGGCTCAACGAGGAGGACCGCGAAGGGTTCCACGCCCGCGCCTCAGAGCGGAGGGCCGCGTGAACGCTTCGAGCTGGAGGAGCCGCCTCTGGTACACCGGAGCGTTCGCCGCGCTGGCCACTGCGCTGTACCTGTGCGCCGCGAGCGCGCGCCGTCTCGACATGGTCGCCTACCACGCCGTGGCGACCGGCGTGGCGGTTGTCAGCGCAGCGTGCGCCGTCGCCGCGCTCGCGGGACTCCGCTCGTGGGTGGGGTGGGTGAACTTCTTCGCGATCCAGTGGTCAGGGTGGCGCCTCTATCGGTACCGCCAGGTAGTCAGGTCGGGCCCCGTCGGAGAGCACCTCGGAGCGTGGCGCTACGGGTGGGCCTGGGGCTCGTGGCCGCTCACCGGGTGGTGGCCGCACTCCCGGTGCACGCTCGGGAGGCTGGCGCGATAGATGGCGTTCGACACGCCCGGTTTGGACGCGCTCCTCGAGCCGGACCCCGTTCTCCTCCACGGCCGCTACCAGGACGTCCTCACCGACGTGACCGAGGTGGGGGCCGTGATCGCGGATCCTCCGTACGGGAGTCGGACGCACCGAGGACACGCTCGAGCGGTTGATCGCGATCCGGGCGGTGGACAGCGCCGCGAGCTGTCGTACGAGCACTGGACGGAGCGCGACGTCCGCGAGTGCGTCAGCTTCTGGGCGCCGCGCGTCCCCCGCGGGTGGATGGCGTTCATGTCGTGCTCCGACCTGTCGCCGGTCTGGCGTCAGGTTATGGAGGACGCTGGGCGCTACACGTTCGCGCCGGTACCGTGCATCATCCGCGGCATGACGTGCCGGATGGCCGGGGACGGACCCAGCTCCTGGGCTGTGTACCTCAACGTCTCGCGCCCGCGCTGTAAGAGCTTCCTGGGCGGGTGGACGAGACCCGGTGCCTACGTGGTCGGTCGCGGGGGGCGCCGACACATCGGAGGCAAACCATTGGATCTCATGCTCAAGATCGTGCGCGATTACACCCTACCCGGGTGGCTCGTCGCCGATCCCTGCGCCGGGTTCGCCACCACGGGGATCGCCGCGCGGGGACTGGGTCGCGACTTCGTGGGAGCTGAGGTGGACGCGGACGCGTTCAACGCCGGGACCGCGGCGCTCGCCGCCGCGCCCGACCCGGCCGCGTGCGTCGCCCGCCTCGCCGAGCTGGACGAACTGGACGCCAATATGCTGAAGACGAAGAAGGCGAGGCGCGTCACCAAATAGGTGGAATACCCCGCCGCCTCCGCGCGTCATTGGCGCCGATGCGCGATCTCACCTACCCGCCCCCGCCCCGAGGGCAGCGGTCATTTTTCCTCGTCGAGAGCGATGGGGAGTACGGCCGCGAGCCGTATGTGTACTCCCACACGGACCGCGAGCCCGATCCCCGCTACGGGGACCTGCGCCCGACCTACTTCCGTGTGTTCCGCCGGGCCGACACCGGCCAGGAGCGCCGCTTTGGCTGCGAGGGGCGCAGCACCCCCGACCGGTACGAGCTGGGGGAGGTGGCGCCGTGAGCGACCTATCCGACGAGGATCTCATCCGCCGCGTGGAGGGTGCGCTCGTAGGAACCGCGACGGTGATCGGTACGTCCGTCATCGCAGCCGCGCTCTGCAAGGACTACGAGTGCCGCTCCCCCGAGGGGCGCGCGTACATCGTCCAGAACAGCATCCAGCTCGCTCTCGACTTGATGGGCGCGCTCTCGAACTTTCAGAAGGAGGTGTCTGATGCCCCCGCGTCCTACTAGCGCCAAGGCCCTTCGCGAGGCCGAGGCCACCGGCAAGCTCAATGGCCGAGGAATGCGGGGCCGCGTGATGGGACCCTTCTTCGTCGTCGTGAGGAGCGCCGACCCGCTCCCGGGGCACTCCCTCCCGCCGCCGTCCACGGGGTTCGCCGCGGGTGCCGGGTTCGGTCGGTACGAGCACCGGCACGGGGACAACGGAGCCGACGCTCGCCGCGACTACCTCCGAGCCCAGGGGATCGACGCGGTGGTTACTGTCGAGGCACCGTGACCCAGCTCGGGTACCGCGAGCGCGCGGCCTGCGCCGACGCCGGACACGGTGACATGCTCTGCCTCGATCCCGCGCTCCGCAACCCCGGCGCCGCGCTCTTCCGCCAGGGTATCCTGGTGGCCGCCGGCAAGCTGCGCGTCCCCTCCAGCTTCCACGAGCTGCCTCGAGCCGAGCGCGCGCACCGCGTGGCTCGCCTGGGCCTCGAGTGGTGGATGGAGCAGGAGGAGGTGTGTCCGAGCGCCACCGGCTCCCCCGTCATCCGCACCGTGGCCTTCGAGTGGCCCCAGGTGTACGACCCGCGCGACGAGAGGCGAAAGACGAAGGGCGACCCGAACGACCTTCTGGGCCTCGTCGCCGTGGGTCAGAGCCTCGCGTCCCAGGTCACGGACTACAACGTGACGAGGAGCTGGCGCGCCCCCGCGATGGTCGCGCCGCTCCCCGCGGAGTGGACGGGCCAGCTCCCAAAGACGGTGAAGGGTAAGCTCCCCGAGAGCGCGTGGCAGTCGCCGCGCGGCGCCCTCGTGTGGAGCCTCCTGACGCCGGGCGAGCGCGAGGTGGCGCCAGACCAGCACGACGCCGTGGACGGGATCGGCGTGGGGCTCTGGGCGCTGAAGCGCTACGTGGGGCGCGTTCTCGCTGGCGCCGTGCGCCGCTAGCCCAGCGCCGCTAGCCCAGCTCGGATAGCTCGCTCGCGGATCGCGGGTAGATCTCGCTCCGCTTACAGCCGCATCCAGCGGCGTCGTACCACGCGGAGAGTCCCTCAACGGGTACCCCGTGATCGACGCACGCGTGGGCACACATCCAGCACATGAGGAGCACCTCGTCGCCGTTCGGGACGCGACATTCGCGCGCCATCGCCAGGCACCCGTCGCACGGAGGTTCCACAGGTGGAGGCAGAGGAGCGTACCGGGGGAGATCGCGGCTACCCACCGCTCTTCTCCACCCGCCATGGGGCCGCCAGCCACGGTGACGCTAGAGCCCCGGAGCCGGTGATAACCCGCACCATCGACTGAGGGCGCGCGGTCGACCCGCGCGCCGCCGTCAGCTCGGCCAGCACCTTGACCAGCGTTTGCTCGAGCTGCTCGAGCTGCTCGAGCGGGTGGCTGGTTGCCACCCTCGCGGCGAGGTGGTCTCGCTCCCTGGCGAGGGCCTCGACCTGATTCTGAAGCGCGGCGATCTGCTTCCGGTTCGCCTGCTCCGCCGCCAGGAGCGATGAAATGCGCTCGGTGAAACGCCGGTGCGACGCCTCGTACTGCGCGATCTTCTGGGAGGCCGTCTCCTCCTGACGAAGGATGGTGATCAGCTCCTGAGTTAGGCTGTCGCGTGCGGTCACGACTCTACCTCACCGTTCCACCCCACCACCCCCTCCAGGAGGATGGTGAGGGTCGGGCCGCACGGGGGCGGGTTCTCCGGCGAGGAGGGGTAGACTCCGCTCGGGAGCGCCGCCCCTTCGGGGAGGGGGTTGATCAGACCCGCTCCGATTTGGGACAGGGCGAGCGCCGTCAGGTACTGGGTGACGGTGTCCTGATTCCGCGAGACCGGAATCCACACGATCTCCCCGAGCCCCGCGACGTCCCGCCGTTCGACGGCGAGCTGGTGGCCCGACGTCGGGGTGGGCGGGATGATCAAGCGGAACTGGTTCGCCTTCGTCCTGAAGAGGATGACGATCGTCGGCCTCTTGTTCTTCGGTTCCATGCGTTTCTCCTTTGCCTTGTTGTAGTGCCGGGCCTCGCCCAGCGCAAGCGAAAAACGACGAGCCCCGGGACGTATTCGCCCCGGGGCCCTCGCCCGCGCTTTGTGACTTCTAACTACCGCTTACCGTATCGCTTCGCCAGCCATTCCATGACCTGGGGTCCTGGGTCCGTCTTGTTGATCGGATCCAGCGTCGCGTGCCCTGCGAGGCGGGGCCCGAAGAGCTTGTGACTCGCCCACGGCACGCCGTTTTTCGCGTGGTCGCCGTATGGGTTGATACCCACCACGGTGAGGAATCGAGGCATGTGCGCCTCGAGTGCGTCCAGCAGCGCGCCCAGCACGTCGAACTGGTACTCCGTCACGAGGTGCCACGGTCGCCCAGTGGCGTCGGTGTACACCTCCTCGTCCGGCACGATGCGCGAGCCCTCGTAGATGTACTTGCCCCCCACCTTCGACAGGTGTCCGGCTGCGTGGATCTCGATGCCCACGGCGTACATGTTCGGGTGGAACCGCGTCCCCTGGGCGTCGACGTAGTAGCCGCCGCGCGGGATACCACCCGCGTGGTTGCCGTTGCGGTTGATCGGTACCATCTGCACGAGCCCACCGCCAGGGTAGGCGCCCTCCGCCATCAACTCCTCGGTGGTAGGCGGGCGCCGGCCTAGCACGAAGTGCGCGCACGCGCCGTTGCCGCCCGACGTCGCCCATTGCTTGATGAGCGCGCGGAAGGTGTCCGGCATCATGTCGGTGGTGTGCACCACGGTAGCCTTCGCCTCGATCGCCCCGCCGACGCGTCCGCCGTAGGCGGGGATGCGGTGCGTGGCGCCGGTGTACCAGCCGTCCACGAACGCCGCGCCGGGTGCCGGCGGGGGGTACAGTTTGTCCGCGATACCAAGCGCCGCCGCTGTCACCGGGCCGACCACGCCATCCACCGCGAGCTTCTTCCGCGTCTGGATGGCGCGCACGGCCGCGTCCGTGAGGGCCCCGAAGTCGCCGTCCACCGCTAGCGCCTTGCCGCCAGGGTTCGCCGCGTTGATCGCGGTCTGGATGGCGGACACGATCACCCCCTTGCTCCCCATCCTCCAGTAGACCTTCGCCATGCTACCTCTTCTCTCCGGCCGCGTTCGCCGCGATGCCCGCATCGATGGCCGCGAACCGCGCGGCGTCGGGGCCGATGTAGTCGGCCGTGATGGATTTCGCCGCCCGGAGCGCGCGCTTCGCGTCTAGTGACGTCGCGACTGACGCCAGCTCTCCTAGCATGCGGTGGATCGGTGCTGCCGGGTCCTTCCACGGGCAACCGGGATCGGGGGGCAGGAGCCCGCACCTGATCGCCTGCTCGAGCGCGAACTGGAGCGAGGCTGCGGCGCCGCACAGGTGGGGGAGTTTCGACGGTCCCGCCTTGTCGCAGGGGTCGGTGTCGGGAGCGTACGCCGCGAGCCGCATCGCCTCCACGTCGTCGTGGTGGGGGTGCATCGCCTCGTAATACTCCAGCTCGTCGAGGGCGAGGAACGCGTGCGACACGCACGCTCGCAGGTAGGAGCGCAGGCGATTGAAGTCCGCGCGCGTCGGGGTGTCGTGCGCCCCACCGTCGGTCGGCCGCATGTAGTTCGCCCGCTCGTACTTGTCGCTACCGTACTCCGCCGCGCGCGACAGGTACCGCATGAGCGAGGTGCGCACGTGGGTGACGTCGGGCTTGCGGTGCGTTGTGAGCGACTCCTTGAGATCCTTGGGTGTCACTGGGGCTCCGTCGAGGTTGTTGGAGTGAGCTGGGGGATGGTGACGGTGTGGCGCCGGATCTCACCGTGCTGCTTGTGGAGCACGATCATCTTCATGTCTTGACCCGAGCGGTAGCCGCTCCGAGCGTGGTAGTCGTCCCGCGGCGCCAGCGTGCGGAACGACTCCACCTTGACGCCGGGTAGCTCCTTCACCGTGTCGTGGTGGATGTGGCCGGTGTAGAAGTAGCGGTGCAGCGTCTCACCCCAGTCCTTCGCCCGATCCACCGCCATGACGCCGAGGAGCTTGTCCACCTTCGCCGACTCGCCGTGCGTCACGCCGATCAGGCAGAGTCCGAAGCGGAACCAGTGAAAGCGCTCGGGCGAGACGTCGATCTGGACGCGCGGCTCGTTCTTGTACACATAGTCCAGCATGAGCGACAGCACGAGGGAGCTGTGCTCGTCGTGGTTTCCGATCTCGTTGATGACGCGCACGAGCTTGTGTTTGCGCAGGGCGCGGTTGATGCACCTGCACATCGCCCGCACGCCTGTCTGGAGAACCTTGCGCCAGCGCGTGTCAGCGTCCAGCCTGGTGCCGGCCGTCGTCGTGCCGCTCTTGTTGTCGTAATGGAAGAAATCACCCACGTTGACGATGAGCCCGGTGTCGGCGGGCGGACCCGACGCGACGAGGTGGTCCACAGCCGCCACGAGGTTGCGCTCCGCGATCTCGAGATCGAAGTGAGAGGCTCCCGTCTCCTCCGCCCACGCGTACATCCCGAGGTGGGGATCGCCCATGGGGTACACGCACAGCAGGTCCGCCGGATCGTGCTCGGGAGCCGCGTCCGACATCATCGCGCGCTCGGGGCCCGCCATGGCCATGTCGAACCCGAGTCGCACGTTCGCCAGCGCGTCGGGTCCGTACAGGAAGCCCTGAGCCTCCATCCTCGCCCACGCCTCCTCGAACGTGAGGAGCGGGGCTGGGGGTGCGGTCGCGAAGTCGGCACACGCGACGCCCACCGCGGAGATCAAGGACTGGAGGTGCTCGTCCGCGTCCTTGTTCGTCTTCACCCACTGGCCTGCGAGCTGGCGGGTCCCGTCCTCGGCCACGCGATAGTACGACGACACGCCCTTGACGTGGTACCCCTCCGGGGTCTTGGAGGCGACGTCGCGACCGGGACTCCACCCGCGCTCCGCGGCCCGCCTCGTCAACTCGGTGAGGTGCGAACGGAGCATGCGCGCCGACAGCTGCACGCTCTCGGCCGCGTCGGCGACGTTGCCGTGAGCAAGGAGCGCCTCGGCGCACGTGCGCTCGATCGGTGTACCAAACACCAGGAGCGACTCGCCACCGGCTCGCAGGTCCGCCAGCATCGCCGCCGATCGGGCGTCCTTCTGGTCCGCCAGGTAGCAGTCCCGACACCGCGCTCGGTACGAACCCGCCGTCCGAGGATCCGGGTAGAAGTGCTCATCGTCCTCGGGCAGGGTGCGGGCGCACCGACCCGCGCACAACTTCGCCATTGAAGCCTCCTAACGCACCCCGAGCGAGGCGTATTTCAGTTGCAGAGCTTCGCCACGAGGAAGGCGCCGCCGGCGAGTCCCGATGCTAGCGCGAGCGCGAGGGTTTTCCAGCCTGGGGTCCACCCGGCCAGGCTCTTGCGCATGGACTGGTTCTCCGCCGTGAGGCGCGTCTCCGCGGTTTGGAGCCGTCGCACCTCCGCGTCCAGCAGGCTCCAGCGCTCCTCGTCGAGGTAGCGACCGGGTCGAAGCTGGGCGCAGCGCTCGGGGTGCGCGAGCGTGCACACGAGCGCCGGCTCCGTGATGCGGAGGTTACTCGGTTGCAACTCGCTCTCCGCCGCGGCGCGAGGCGCGACGAGCGGAGAGAGGAACAACACCGTGGCAACGACGAGGGGCCTCATCGTCCCTACAGCTCCTCAGGCTTTCCCACCACCCCGTCAGCGCCGGTCGGCGGGTTTGCCGTGACGGCATCGTTGCCCGCCTTCTCGGCATCCTTGATCGGGGAGGCCGTCGCCTTGTCGAACACGAACGTGGCGAGCGAGAAGAGCCACTGCACCCAGCCGGGTGCCCTCGCGACGAGCGGGCGCAGCGGATCGATCACGAGCTTCTTGATCAGCGCGTAGCCACCGGCCGCCATGAGCGCGATCTTCCCGGCCGTCGTCACCATCGCCCAGCTCCACGCGTCACCTGCGCCGCTGGCCACACCCACGGTACCGGCGAATGAGACCACGAGCGCGGATAACGCCCCGCCCGCGTCACCGTTCACCCACGCTCCCGCCTTGCCGGGGAGGTAACGCTTCGCGAGCGCCACTGCGAGCACGACGGCAAACGCACCCGCCGCGAGGTACTTACCGGAGCGGAAGGCGTCGACGACGGGCGACAGGAGATCGAGGATGTTCCCGTCTTCGGGGGCTGCGGCGCCGGCTGCGAAGGCCGTGGCGGTGAACGCCGCAAGCGCGGCTCCTACTGCGGACACGATCGTGATCGTCTTGTTCATAGGGATCCTCCGGTGCACACCGCTGCGAGCGCGCGGCAAACCTCCCGATACTCCTCCGGGAGGAGGTGGCAGACGAGCGCCAGCATCGCGCCGACCGCCGCGGCGCGCTTGCGCCACGCCGCGGGGGTTGCGCTCTTCTTCTTCTTCTCGTCGGTAGCCATCTGAGCCTTCAGTGTAGCATTCGCGCCAGCTTAAGGGGCTTGCAGATCCGCCACCAGCGACATCGCGCTGGTGTAAACGTTCTTGTTGGCGGCCCCGGTGCTCTTGAGGAAGGCGCCGAACGTCATCGCGTCGTTAGCCGGGAACTGGGTGTCCGCCGTCGCAACGAGCGTGTCGTCGATCCACGCCTCCAGGCGCTGCCCACCGCTCCAGCCCGAACCGTAGAACTCGAGCCGGAGGCGCTGAACCCCGGACGCCGCGATGCCGGTGTCCTCGTTCTCCGCCGTGCCGGACGAGGACACGAGGCGCCAGTTTGCGGACGCGCTCGACTTGTAGAACACCAGCGCGTCCTCGGTGAATACGTCCTGAGACTCGTCGTGGAACAACCCCGCCTTGTACGACAGGGCGGGGGTACCCGCCAAATCGGTGGCCTCGACGAGCCACTCCATCGTGATCCGCACCCCCGCAGGAAGCGGCCCCACGAAGAAGCGATCCGTTGTCCCACGCGTCGCGCGGTCGTTGTTCGCGGCGACGTTGTGGCGGAGCCACGGACCAGGGCGCGACGCATGGGCGCTCTTCTCCACGGTGGTGACGCCGGTGCCGCTGTCCCAGATCGTGCACGCACCCAGTGAGGGCGCGCACCAGTTGAGGTGTACGTTTACGTCACGGGGGAGGCGAGCCTTCGCGAGTTGCTGCCACCCGTACAGCGTGAAGAACAACCAGTTGAAGTCGGTGGAGATGACGTCCGAGTCCTGGGGAAACCCGGTGTTCTTCTTTCCGCTCAGGGGCTCGTCGTTGTTCGTCTCGTCGGTGGCCCAGCGGGGATCGGCAAGCGGTTGAACGGGCATGGTCGCGTCCTAGCTGCGCGGCGAGCGCCGCGCGGTGAAGAAGGTACGAGCGTCGTCGAACTTGTGGGCAGCGTCGAATCGACACCACGTGGTGGGCACCGCACCGTTGGTGACCAGCACGCTCGCGATCCCGCCCGGAGTCGCCTGATTCAGGAAGCGGGAGAGGACGTCGGCGAGCGCAGTGGGCACGGCTAGGCCGTCGATCGTGAGCGTGTAGCCCGCCGTGCCGGTGTTCTCGTAGCGCACCAGCCCGCCGTTCGCCTGGGAGTAGCTGTCGCCGAGCAGGAGGCGCGCGATGGTGGTGAGCTGGCGCGGAGTCCCGCTCGATCGGTTCGTCGCGATGCGTGCCTTCACGCGCCGCCGGTAGTCCGCGTCCACGTCGCCGTCGCGCGGCTCGCCTACGAGCTTGCCGATGATGTCCAGCTCGTTCGCCGTCGCGTCGTCGACGGTGATCCGGATGAGGGTGACCAGCGCGTCCCGCAGCGCCTGGAGCCCCGCGATGTACGAGGACACGATGTGCTCGAAGTTACTCCTCACCGGTCCCCCTGAACTGGAGGGGGATGCGGTCGAGCGCGCGCGCCACCACGTCCACGTACTCCGCCGATGTCGCGGGCACGGCTGCTGGGATCGCCGCCGGCCCGCTCGCCTCCTCGACTACCTCGACGATCGCCGAGAGCCCGAGCCATCCGCCGATCCAGCTCATGACTCGGCCCCCGAGCGATCGCACTCTGCGCGTGTACCGTTCACCATGTCGTAGGCGCCGGTCATCTCCACGGTACCGTCCGCACCCTTCATCGTCATGGTGCCCGTGGGGCTGGCGGGCGTCGGGGCGCCGGTGATCTCGCCGAAGAAGAGTGCGTCAAGGCCGCGCAGTAGACCCTTCACCGTCGAACCCGAGCGGAGCGCCTGCGCGAGAATTGCCGCTACCACGCTCGCCGGGATGCCCGACTGGATCTCCGTAACGGCGTCCGTCGCGATGCTGGCTGCCGTGATCTTGTCGTTCTGGATCAAGCCCACCTCCACCGAACCGTCCGCCCGTACGCCGAGCGTGCGACCCGCGACGGTCGGGAAGAGCGGTGTGGCGCCGGAGGAGAATGCCGCCACCTGGACGTGTGGACGCCCCTCAGTGTCAGGATCCTCCACATTGGTACCGCGCCACTGCACCACGTTCGCGTCGATCGCGTCAACGATCTCGAAGAAGCGATCCGCACGACTGGTGAGGGCCGGGTCGACACCTTCGGCCGGGACGACGATGTGTGTGTCCCCTGCGACGTCCGTGTGATTCGGCCAGAGCCACACCTCGTGACCCCCGATGGGGGTGGTGGGCGAGGTGGCAAACTCCGACTCGGACACCACGTGCGCGCGCTCACCCCCCTCCATCGTGACGGTGCCATCGGTGCCGCCGACGAGCGACATGCTGTACCCGTTGCGCGATAGCCAGATCCCTGTTGTACCGTCGACTCCCTCCACCCACACGTTCGAATCCCCCTCGTCAGTAGCATCCAGGACTGCCGCAGCGGCAGCCGCCTCTAGCGGGGGATTTGCCTTGATGATGCCACTCGCGTTGATGGCATCCCACACCTCCCCCACCGTGTCGCCCGTCTGGTAGTCCACTGTCACGATGTCACCACTCAGCGAGACGTTCAGCGGGAGCCCCTCGGCGAACGAGATCGCGAATGCACCTCGCCCGGGCTCGACGCTGATCCCGTTCGTACCCTGGCGCTCGCCGGGCCAGATGTTGTGCACGAAGAAAGCGAAGTTGTTGTTGGAGATAGCGGAGCAGTTGATCGCTCCGTGCGTCGACGAGTTGACGAGATCCGCAAACCCGGGTGGGGACGCGTCGTCGACTAGTAGCTTGATGCGGGCAAGATTACCCCGCTTGACGGTCAGCATCCGTTAACCACCCTTCCGTAGGCGTAGCCGCCGCCGCCTGCGGGGCCGGAGGTGTATGCCACGAGATCGAAGTTGCCCGCGCTCGGCGCGTAGGGCTTCAGCGCGATGGAGATGCGCCCCTGCGTGCTCGTGTTGCTGAGCGTCGCCGTGCTGGCGCTGTAGGCACCCGCGCTCTCCTTCACACCAGCCGCCACGTAGAACCCGCCACCCCCGCCGTCCGCCACGTTAGTGGCGACGTACGCGCGGAACGCGTCCAGACTCGAGTTAGCCCACGTGGTATCGGTGATCTGGGGCGTCGTCGAATCCTGGCCACTCGTCGTGACGGCCAGCACCAGGCAGTTACCCACCGTGGTGGTGTCACCGGGAACGGATACGGCCGTGCTCGTCGCCGCCGTGTCGCCCGCCGTCACGTCCCAGGGGTTACCGGTGCGCACGCACCCCTTGATGACGATGATCTGAGCCACGACGTGGTCGCCCGGATCTGCCACCGTCGGCGACGTCATGGTCGACGACGAGGCGCGACACCAGAACATCGTGAGGCGCGAACCAGTGGAGTCCTGCGGGGAGTCCGCGATCTCGACGAATCCCTCGGGCGCCGAGAGCGACACCGCCTCGCCCGAGTTGCTCTCGCAGATGAGGAGGGCGATGTCATAGATCTCGTGCCGCGGCCACGCCGGGGTCACAGCGCCGATGCCGGACACCGCAACGCCTACGGAGCGAACGGACGGTGGTCCCGCGGGCGCCGGGGACGGGTAGCCTGCCGCGCCCGCGCCGGTGGTGCCCCGCCCCGTCACGGAGTAGAAGCGCGTGTTGTCCGGCACGGTGACGGAGTAGTCGCCCACGCCGTCGGTGTTCGTCGTGGCGATCTTCTCCGAGGCGCCCGTAGTCTCGTCATTCGCGAACACGTCAACGATCTGCTGCCCCTGGTACGCGACACCGTCGATCGAGTAGTTCCCCGCCACAGTGAACGTGCAGGAGTGGTGCGTAACCCACAGCGCCGCGCCGAACCCCATCGAAGTCTGCTGGAAGAAGCGCCAACGCCTCCCGGTGCGCGTGAGCGACATACCGCGCGTGGCGTAGTTGGTGAGCCTGCACCAACGCGTGACGGGTACGATCCACTCGCGCCGCCCCAACTCGGGTGTGTTCCCGCCGATGAGTGTTGCGTTATACCAGCCGTTCCCCGCACCCTCGTCGATCGCGCGTTCGGCGCCGAACGTGGAACCGATGGTGCTCAGGACTCCCCGCGAGCCCACGTGCGCGAACACGCCGCTCACCTTCCACACGCTCTCCGGGAACTCCGGCGCGCGATCCTGGGTGGCAGTGACGAGCGTGGACTCCGCCGGCTGGGACGTGATGCTCCAGCACGTCGTGCGGTTACCCGCGCCAATGCCGAGCGCCGGAACACCAGCTACGTAGTTCACCACGACGTAACCCGAAACGCCGTAGGTGATGCCCGCGCCCGCATTACTAGTGAAGTCGACGGAGATCGAGTTCTCGCCGCGACCCAGGCCCTGCTCGGCGCGATCGCAGTCCAGTCGACGGTTGTAGATGTGGGCTGCTGAGCGCCCCACGTTCGCGTGCGCGTACGTGCGCACCGACTGGTTCGCGTTGTACACGGAGAGCGTGAGCCCGTTGACGCTCGACATGTGGTCGTAGATCACGGCGCCGACGCGCCGCTGGCGGATCGGGGCCGGTTCCTGGATGTCGAGTCGAGCCGTGTATCGCTCCTCGTCGCCCACCGTGTTGCCGATGTTCGAGGCCGTACTATCCTCGTTCTCCAGGGGTAGGCGCACCGAGTGATACTCGAGCGTCGTCGTGGATGCGTCGAACGTGTACGTGACGAAGAACGTCACGCTCACGTTCTCGAATGTGCTTGCGAGCGAGCTGGCCATCTTGAACGCGTGCGCCGCGTTCGTGGTGATGGAGTGCGGCGCCGCCATGAGATCCACGTGGTCGACATATAGCGCGGACGTGATGAGCGCCTGTTCGATTGTGCCGCGCGTGTCCGCTGTGCCGGAGTCGATCGTCACCGTCGCGTTGAAGTCGGTGATGGCGTTGCCGGAATCCATCGCGGTGATTACCGCGGTGATCTGCTTGTACGTCTTACCTGCCTCGGGAAGCTCGGTGCTCAGGTCCGGGAACTGGTTCGCGGGAGCGTTGCCCGTGCCACTCACGGTACCGATCTCCACGTCGCTGGTGGAGATCACCGTGTGATGGCCCTGCGCCACGATCTCCACGGTCTTGACGTGGGTGGAGGCACCGTTGTCGTACGTGTACGTGATGTCGAGGCGCGCGGTGATGTTGACGACGTTGGCCGCCGCGCTCGTGGCGAACGCGCAACCCACCTGACACGTTTGGGTGGAGCCCGCGCCGAAGTTGGTAACAAAGTAGCTTGTGACGTCGCGGTACGCGACGAGTGTCTCGTGGTCGCCGGTGTTGGCAAGCGCCGTGGTGACGTCAAGGTCATCGAACGCCGCCGCGCCCAGCTTGATCCCAAGGCGCCACCCATCGAAGTCGACCGCCGATGTGAACGCGTCGCGCGCCGTGACGGTGAGGCGCACGCTCTTGATCGTGCGCGTACCCTCGGGCATGTCGATCGTGATCGCGCTGAAGTCATGGCGCGTCGCCGTGCCTACCGTGGTGTCCGTTGCGAGCTGGGAGGTTCGCGTCGGGAAGAACCAAGGGAGCCATTTAGCGAGTGTCGCCACGCTACACCTCCTCGAGCACCGCGGAGGTTGAGCCGGTGATCTCCTTCGCCTCCTTCACGCGCAGCGCCTGGACGATCGCAACCTGCTTAGCGTACACCTCGACACGCTTCGCCTGGGCTCCCGCGAGGTTCTGTTCGAGCCCCTGGACCCCCGCCTCGACCATGTCGCGGAGATCCGCGATCTCCGTCTTCAAGAGGTTGAGGGCACCCATCGTGACGCGGAGCCCCTCGACACTCGCCGTGTCCAACGCAAGCGCGTCGCCCAGCGCCTCGGCCCGTTTCGTGCGTTGGGTCGTACTTTCGTACGTGAAGTAGTCGTGTCGAATGCGAGCGAAGCTGGGGGGTCGCCAGCGCACCACCTCGGGCCCGCCACCCTCATCCAGCTCGATGCGCACATCCAGCTCGCCGCCTACACCGCGCGCGGGGCGGACGCGCACGTAGGTGCACGCGCCCGCGAGGGGCCCGTCGACGCTGCACAGCCGCGCAGCCAGGTCTGATAGATCCCGATCCTCGGTACCGTCGCCGAACCACGACGCGGCCTCGGTGATGGCGATGTCGGCCGACTTGCTCACGCCGTCAAGTATAGCGCGGCGTTTTTACGGCGTTCCCGGGGTGCTGTTGACGGTCACGCGCGAGGTGTCGAAGGTGGCCCGCTGGCGCGCCGTGATGTTGATTGTCGTGGTGGTACCGGGCGCCGGGGCGAGGCCGATGAGACACTCGATGTCCAACACCCCGGCCACACCGCCGGGTACTTCTTCGTCCTCGTCGGGGATCGACGAGGAGCCGATGGCGCGGGAGTACACGTTGCGCCCGTTCTTCAGCGCGTTCCCGAACGCGATGATCGCCGCTTCGACCTGGGCGTCACCGTCGGTCGGGTATTCGTCCGCGTCGTAGGTCACGTTAGCGGTGACGTAGATCGGGATCTCGACGGGGCGCGAGAAACGAACCTCGTGGTCCTGCCCCTCCTCGTCCTCGACGATCACGGCCTCGGTGCCGTGCGTGCGGATCCCGCCGGCCACGTTGTCGAAGATGGCCTCCGCCACGTCCTGGTTCGTACCGCCCGAAATCAACACCTCCACCGCGTGAGGCGGGACACCGTCCGCGTCCGTGTAGTCGGTGCGGTTCTGGAACACGGTCACGTTGGAGGAGGGGAGCCCGAGCGCGGCCAGCAGTCGCGCGAGCGCCGACAGGATCGCCGGTACGGTCCCGGCGCCGGCCTGCGCCAGCTCCACCTCGCGGAGCACCCTCAGCTCGCCGTCCGTGAACGCCTCGGAACCGAGCGTGGCGTCCAGCGGGTTCACCACCGCGTTGAGACCGGCGATCGGCGTGACGATCTCGCGGATCAACCGCGCGTCGCCCGACACGGGGCCCGTCTCGGTCGCCTTGGCCTCGACGAGCGCGCTCGCCGTCCCCTCACCCACGAACAGCCAGTGCACGGTGTTGTCCGTGACGTCATCGGTCTCCGCGGTGGGCTCCGTCGCGCCGTGGCTCGTGCCCGCCGTGATGCACAGGTAGGCTCGATCGGCCGTCGTCGTGACCACGTTGCCCACGGCGTAGATCGTCGCGGGGGTCCACAGCGCGAGCGCCGCGAGCGCCGGCTCGGGTTCGGCCGCCACGGTGGCGAACACGCGATCCGTGTCAGCGATCCTGAAGCGCGTGTCCTCCGGGATCGGCGTGGCCGGATCGCCCACCAGGAGCATCATCACTGCCGAGTAGCTCGCCGGGGGCGGGATGGTGCCGGTGATGAGGCACAGCGAGCGGAGCGCCAGCTTCGTGGCCTTGTCGGGATCTCGCGCGCTGTGCACCGCTTCCGCCAGCTCCCACACCTGGTTGACGACATCGGCGACCACGCCCACCATGAACCCGTCGGGCGTGGACTCGTCCAGCGGGAGGGTGGGGAATCGACCGTGGATCAGATCTACGATCTCCTGGCGAATGACCGTGAGGGGCTTCTTCACGAAGCCCGTTTCCGTGAGTCCGTACGTCGTCATACTGTCACCTCCGCCGTGCCCGCGGTGCGGGCCTCGGCCAGATCGTCCACGGTGTCATCGAACTGGCACCGCACCTCGAACGACACCGAGACGTGGCGCTCGCTCTCCTCCGCCGTCACGGTGAGGATCTCCGAGACCCCGTCGACGGAGGCGATCACGTCCCGCAGCCGAGCGAGGAGCTTCACGCGGTCGAAGTCGTTACCCAGGATGGCCTCGCTCTTCGACACCCCGTTACCCGGGAGCCACGTCATCCCCTTGGACATGTCGAGGAACCACTCCCCGGCGTGGAGCTTGATCAGCGTGATGATGCGCTGGCGCACCCCGTCGGCGCCGACGAGGTATCGGAAGGGGATCTCCAGCTCGCCCGTAACGTTGTTGACGGCGAGGCACACGGGATCGGTGGACAGGAGAGGCATGCGCTACCCCCTCAGCTTCTGGGTACCGGGGAACGTCCCTGCGGAGCCCGCGGGCGCCAGACCAGCGACGGGCCCCGCGGTAGGGGACACAGCGCCGGTGGCCACAACGGGGTGGCCGTGGGCGAGAAACTCCGCGCGCGTGACGAGCGGCTCGGACCCGCCGCAGATGATGAGGCCCGGGGACGATACGACCACGTCGCTGTCGGACACCGCCGACGCCGGGAGCGGGCGCTTCATCGTCCGAACTCCGGCGATCGCGAACACGTCCGACGCGTCGTGTCGCCTGTCGTCGCCCGGATCGAGGGCCTTCCCGTCGCTGTGCTTCCAGCGATCGAGCGAGCCCGAGCAGTAGACCAGGAGCACGAGGGCACCCCGACGGATGGGGAAGGTGAGCGACGCCTCGCCCGCGCCCGGGAAAACCACGGGGACGTCCTTGTGGGGTGGGACGGCCTCGACGACGCGCTCTCCGTCCACCTCGCGCCCGCGCATGAGCGCCGGCTGCACCTCGCACGTCTGGGTAGCCTTGTCGTACGACAGCACGTAACCGGGCGCGCACCCGAGCACGCCGTCTAGCGCCTCGTCGACGGCGTCGCCAAACAGCTCCTTGAGGGAAGGTGTCTCCGACATGCCCTTATTATACGGTCTTGCACTCCACTTCGGTGGTCCAGGGGGCCCCGCCGGTGTCCAGCTCGTGCTGCACCTCCTCGGCGCGGTAGGTGCCGTTTGCGTTGCGGCTCTCCACCTTCAGGCGCTGGCCCGGTCGGATCTCGGGACGGAGGAGCATCTTGATCTTCAGCGTCGGGGACACGGCCTTCCTCTTCTTTCCCTCCTTCGGCGGAGGCCCGAACTCCGGGGAGCCGATCATACCTACCGCCGCCGATACCAGGTGGGCCTGGTCCAGCCTCAGCTCGTCGTCGCGTAGCGCCACGAGCTGGCCGTCGGCGATCGTCCAGCTGTAGCCGAACTGGTTCAACACCTTGGTAAGCTCGTCGCGGCTCCACCCGTACGACGTCGTGGCGCTGTTGTACGGGGTGTCGAGGCGCGGGTCCTTCGCGAGGTTCGCTGGGATGGCGAGCCCCATCTGCCCCGCGGCGTAGGCGACCAGGTCTCGCGCCTTGGTACCCGCGCCGAACGTTTTCGAGACGCGCGCGCGCTCGTAGGCTCGCGCGCCGTCCGCCAGCTGCACGAGCGTCTCCCAGTCCGTGCCTCGGATGTTCGAGTCGGCCCACTTCACGTCACCCGAGAAGATGGTTCGCAGCTCGGGACCCTGGCCGTAGTCCCACCCTACCTCCAGCCGGGCGAACAGGGGGTGCTGGGCGAACAGCTTGCGCGTGGGCTCGGCGAGGTTCGTCAGGGTGACGTCGCAGGTGTGGGGGTCCTTCTCCAGCTTGCGCGTGAGCTTCGCGCGCAAGCGCATCCCCGACGTACCGCCGCACTCGATCACGATCCCAGTGTCCACCGACGAGAAGTACCCCGGGTGTGCCTTGTCGAAGTCGGCGTCCGCCAGCATGCGCTGTACAGTGAGCCGAGCCACGCGCTGCGATCGGTCGGGCGCCCGCACCTACGCACCCTCCAGGTCCGTGCCGAGCACCAGCTCGTCCGCGCTCAGGTAGAACACGCGGACGCGCTGTCCGGGCCCGATGTCGTCGAACCCCGGGTCCAGATCCTGGAGCGAGTAGTCGCGCGCGAGGATGGCGCCGCGCGAGAAGATGGCGTGCTCGCACGCGCGCCCGATGAACGAGCCGATGGTGATCTTGAGCCCGCTGGCGATCGGGGTGGCGCCGTCCACCTCGTACATGTCGAAGTACCAGGCGCCCTCGCCGTCGTTGTCCTCGGCGTTCCAGTGCACCACCAGCTTGACGGGCGTCTGGCCCAGCGTGGTGTAGAAGTCGTAGTTACCCAGCGACGGGGCGAACGCGATCTCCTGCATGCTACTCGATCCCCCTCTGGAGGTGGTCCGGGTGGCGTTCCCAGGGAGCCTGGGTCATCTTGCCTTTCTGGATCGGGCTCGACGGGCTCCCGCTGTTCGAGGAGTTCTCCGGGAAGTAGGCGCGACCGGGGTACTTGGAGATCGGCTTCTTCGTCTTGTCGTCCACCCACGTGCCCTGGGCCTTGTCGTACGTGGCCTTGTTCTTCTGGGTGGCCTGGATGTCGTTGCTCCAGTCCTGGTGTTCCTGGTCCGTGAGGGGTTGACCGTTCGGGTGCCGCCACTTCCCCTCGCCCGACTTCTTCGACACGGCCTCCGACAACTCGCACTCCCCGGTGTTCGGGTTGCGCTTCACGCACCGGATGCCGCGGATGCTCGCGTCCTTCTTCGTTCGGTCACCGAGGCCCGCCCCGCTCATCGCCGCCGGTGCAGCTACCTTCGTGCGCGCGATCTGCTTGAACGTGACTTGCACGAACGTGGCCGTGAAGAAGAGCCCGCCCGACTTGTCGGAGGACACGGGTACCGACAGGCGCTCCAGCACCATGTTGCGGTACTCCTTCAACGTCGACACCACCGTCACGGCGCGCTTGGTGCGGTCCAGCTCCTCGAGCTTGTCGAGGGCCTTCCGGCTGGGGAGCGCCGCCGTCTCGTCGACGCCGGTGGCGAGCTGATCGCCGAGCGTGAGCAGCGACTCGCGCACGCCCACCATGTCGCCCACGGGCGTGTCGGAGACCACCCCCTCCAGAACCAGCTTCTTGTTCTTAGAGATCACGTGGTCCGAGATCATGCCGCCCGTCTCCACGGGGAACGACGTTACCTCGTTCTCAATCTCGTGCGACTCGGAGATCGCGCAGTCGATCGGGAACTCGTCCACCAGCACCAGCTTGAAAGCCACGACTACCCTCCTCCCTTCGCCTGTCGGAGTTTCGCGTCCCACATCTCGTCGAACTGAGTCGTAACGGCGTCCGCGACGTCAGCGGCCGACATGCCCGGGGTGGCGTGCACCTCGATCTGCGTAGTCACGTCGAACACCGGCGCGTTGGTGACGTTGGACGTGGAGGAACTGGGGAGCGTGGGCGTCGCGGCTCCGAGCCCCGCTGTCCAGTCGATCGAGTCCAGGTTACCCTTCGGAGCCCCGGTCTCGTCCGCGAGCAGGTTGAAGATGCCCGACTTGAGGGGGTTCTTCCCGCGCACGGCGTTCCAGACCGGCCCCAGGGCCGTGTCCACTACCGCGTCCCTGGCCTTCGAACCCCACCCCTTCTTACCGCCGTCCTCGCCATCACCACCGCCGCCCGTGATCCGGTTGATGCCGTCCGCCACCTTGTTGACGGCGTCCGCCACAAAGCCGAACTTGTCGGCGAGCCACTCGAGCACCGGGGCCACCGCGCTCTTGATGGAGTTGATCGTCTCCACCAGGAACTGGATGATCTTGGCCGCACCCTCCACCGACTCGATGAGCACGGAGAGCGGTTTAGTAAGCAGCTCGCGGTTCGCGTACAGCCACTCCACCGCCGCCACGAGCTTCTGGACCCCGGCGACGATCGCCTCGGCGAAGTCCCGCACCTTTTGCTGGAGCAGCTCGCGGTTCCCGCGGATCCAGAGCATCACGGCGTCCGCGCCCTGGCGGATTGACGGGATGAGGGCCGCGATGAGCTGGTTCTTCAGACCGCCCACCACCTTCGTGATGTCCGTCAGCTGGTCGCCGAGGTTCGCGCCCGCCGCGACGGTGTCCTCCTCGATGACGAGGCCCAGCTCGCGCGCGCGATCGCGGAGCGCCTGCACCCCGTTGCGCCCCTGGTTCAGGAACGGGATCAGCTCGCCGCCCGTCTTACCGAAGAGCGCCATCGCCAGCGCCGACTTCTTCGGCCCGTCCTCCATGCTCTGGAACGCCGTGGCGATATCCAAGAGCGACTCGGAGAGCGGCTCCTTGCCGGAGATGATGTCCTGCACGCGCTGGCCCGCGATGCCCACCGACTGGAGGGCCTTCACGGCCTCTTCGCTGTCCTCGCCACCGTGCTTGAGGGCGAGGAAGAGCTTCTTGACGCCACCCGCGAACGCTTCGAGCGAGGAGCCCTCGTGCTCCGCGACGTAGCCGAACTCCTGGATCTCCTCGTTCGTGAGACCCGTCATCTGGCGGAGATCGTCGACGCGCCCGAAGGACTCGAGCGTGCCGTGCACCATGTACGCGAGCGCCGCCGCCGCGCCGCCGATGGCCGCGCCCGCCGCCGCCGCCGCCTTCGCTACCGTGGTGAGCGCGCCGGCCCAGTTGAAACTCGCCGTCGCCGCCTTCGGAGCGGTGATGCCGATCAGGCCCATGGCCTTGGAGACGTCGATGCCCCGGGCCGCAGCGTCGCCCGCCTCGGTACGCATCTGGTGGAGCCTCTGCCCCATCTTCTGCGTCCAGGCGAAACCGCGCTGCCACTCCTTCTCGGAGATGTCGAGCCCGAGGCGGGCCGCGAAGTCCGCTACGTTTTCCGCCATCGGGCCTCCTTGCGAGCGGCCTCCATCGAGTCCAGGCCGAGGTTGTAGAGATCCACCTCGTCGAGCGTCATCCGCTTGACGTCGCCGAGCTTCTCATGGCCCTCGAGCACGAGGCGCCACGCCGGCCACGCCCGCACGTGCTCCGGCTGTAGGTTCTTGAGGGGCGCGTCCAGGCAGTCCGGATCGACTACCCGCGGGGGACGCTTCCGGCGAAAAACGCGCCGAATGACACCTCCGCCGCGAACACGAGCGCGCCGAAGAGCGCCCCGGCTCGCTCGCCGGAAAACGCCTTGTTGATCGCGGCCTCGTCGACGAGCGGTACCAGCTCGTTGTTGACCACCACCTGGGTGCGCGCGAGGAGCTTCGGTGCGAGCGCGCGGAGCTTCCCGCCCGTGAGCTGCGACGCCATGCCCATGATGGCGGGACCCAGCTCGGCGAGATCGTCCGACGGCTGGAGCCCGTCCTTGAGGCGGGAGAGGAGGGGCGTCATCACGAGGGCCGCCTCGGGCCCCAGCTCGAAGGCCGTCATCGCGTCGAAGGGCTTCGTGATGACCTTCACCCCCGCGATCACGCGCTCCTTGTGATCGCCGCTCACGCGGCCACCGCCTCACCCTTGATGACGAACTTGCAGCGCTCGGTGTCCAGCATCCACTTGCGCGCCAGCACCTCCTCGCCGTACTCCACCTTCGCCACCTTCTTGATCCAGCACACCTCGGCGTGGACCACGGAGTTGCCGTTCAGGTCCTTTGCCTGGAACTCGTAGCACGGGAGCGAGTTCTTGTCCGAGTCGGGCATGTTGTCCGACAGGAAGTCGTTGCTGGCGCTGGACTGGGCGAGCGTGATGGTGATCTGCGCGCCCTTGTTGCACGAGAGGGCGACGGTGGCGCGCCCGTCGGCGCCCACGTGCTTGACGGTGCCGTCCTCGTCGGCCTCCACCTCCAGGAACGTGCCGTCGAACCACCCCTCCATCGTGTGGGGGCCCCACGTGCACATGATCTTCTTGACGTTGTACGGTGTCTTGTTGGCCATGGGGTCCTCCTAGAACGTCGCCACGACGTCCACGGTGATGCCGTGAACCGCGCCGGCCAGCTCGCCGGAGATTACGACGCCGGTCACCTGGCGCGCGGCCTGGTCGGCGTCGTCGATCTCGGCGAGCGTCGGGAAGCTCGCGGTGGGCTCGGGGTCGTTGCGGAACACGGTGCGGTTGGGAGCGATGGCTCGAGCGAGCGTGCCGCGCGCGCCGCCCGCGAGCTTGCCCTGGATGTCGTCGTCCGTCATGGACACGATGTCGTTCCCCGAGAGTACGCCGAAGAGCGTACGCGACAGGTCGTCCACCAGCCAGTCCACGCGGACCACGTTGTCGAGGAAGAGCCACGTGGTGTTCGCCACCTGGCCGTTGATCGTGATGTTGCGCCCCGCTCGCGTCACGTAGGCGTTGCCTCGACGCGCCTCCAGGTTCGTGAGGTGCGTCGTCGTGAGCACCGTGGGCGAGATACCCACGAGCGTCTTGTACTTCGCCGTCCAGCGACCCGGGCGCAGCGGCACCAGGTACCCCGCGAGGGCAGCGCCGATCGCCTGGCCCGGGATGTGGTGGTACTGGAGCAGGGTGCGCCGGTACCCCAGATCCTTGATCGCGGCGAGCGTGTCCGTGGAGACGCCGGTGGAGAACGTCGTGGTGATCGAGTCGGTATCGTTGCTGTCCGCGTAGTAGATGCGCGCGTTCGCCTCGGCCCACGCCGCCGCGGCGAGCACCACGGCCTTCGAGTTCATCGGGTGAACGAACGCGTACCAGTCGCCGTCGGCGTCCATCAGCTCGGCGAGATCCGTGGCCACGCCGGGGTCGGCGTGGTTCTGCTGGATGCCGAGATCCTTGATCGAGGCGGTTGGAACCGCCAGCGAGAACCACGCGCCGGCCGCGTCCGCGGTGACGGTGAGCGTGTCGGTCTCGCCCGCGCCAACAACCTGCGCCGCGGTGTACGTGTTCGCCACCACGTCGTTCAGGGCCTGGACGAGCTGGGCCACGATCACGTCGTTCTGCACGCGCCGGAGCGTGTGGGTGCCGCCGCCGGCCGCCGCCGTGATGTCCACGGGGGTGAGCGCGAGCGCGTTCGCGCGAGAGCTGGCGAGCTTGTAGGTACCTGTCGTCGGGGCGATGATCCAGTAGTCCGTGTCCGCGGCCAGACCGGCGGGGAGGGCGCCGCCCGCGTTGGAGACGCGGAAGGGCCCGGCTCCCGTCACCATGCCGTGCGCGGCTTCTGCGATGGTGTCGGTGCCCACCGTCACGTCACCGTCCACGAACGTGAGATCGCCGCTCGTCGTCGTGACCGCGATGTCGGTCTCGGCGAACCCCTCGCCGAACACGTTCAGGCGGTAGGTGTAGTTTGCGACGACGCGCTCCACGTTCACGGCGTAGCGCTGGGTGGGCGGGAGCAGGCCGCGACCGACGGCCACCCTCACGGGGTGCACCTCTTGGTTGAAGATCGCGGAGAGGAGCGCGATCGTCGCCCCGTCATCGGCGTGGCCGTCGTCGAGGGCCTCACCGACGCTGCGGTAGTAGCGGATGCGGTCGCCGCCGAGCGTGGCGCTGTAGTCGATCACCAGCGGGAGGCCGAAGCCGGCTCCGGGGACGCCGGTGTTGTTGAGTCGCACGTTTACAGTGATATCGGGGATCGTGGCCATGCTTGCGCCCTCCGTCGTAAGTGTAGCAGGTGGGTACCGGGAGACGCCCCTACGGCGTCCTCCAGCTGATTTGGACTGGAGTACCGGCCGGTGGAGCTGGAGTAGCGGGGCCGCGCTCTGCCTTCCACCCGATGCTCACGGAGGGGTTCGGCGGAGCCTGCACGAGCGGTCCACGCTCCACGCTCCACGCCACCACGTTCTCGGGTGCGGACGGTGTGTACAGCAGCCCCGCCGCGGTGCCGGCGATCGGGACGGCGCCCGCGCTCGCGGTGAGGGGGTAGAAGCGGCTTAGAGTCGCGGCTGTTCCCGAGATCCCCGCCGCGCCCGCCAGCGCGGCGAGGCTCCTCGAAGTCCTGAGTCCCGCGGCCGTGCCCGCGATCGGGACGGCGCCCGCAGATGCGACGAGCGCGTAGGAGCGGCTCAGGGTTGCGGCCGTGCCGGTGACCGACACGGCGCCCGCGCTCGCGGTGAGGGTGAGCGATCGCCTCAGCCCCGCCGCGGTGCCGGTGATCGGCACGGCGCCCGCGCTCGCGACGACGTTCCTCGAAGCCTTGAGCCCCGCGGCCGTGCCGGTGATCGGCACGGCGCCCGCGCCCGCGGTGAGGGTGAGCGTTCGCCTCAGCCCCGCGGCCGTGCCCGTGACAGGGACGGCGCCCGCGCTCGCGGTGAGGGTGAGCGTTCGCCTCAGCCCCGCGGCCGTGCCGGTGATCGGCACGGAGCCCGCGCTCGCGACGACGTTCCTCGAAGCCTTGAGCCCCGCGACCGTGCCGGTGATCGGCACGGCGCCCGCGCTCGCGGTGAGAGGATAGAAGCGGCTTAGGGTCGCGGCCGTGCCGGTGATCGGCACGGCGCCCGCGCTCGCGACGACGTTCCTCGAAGCCTTGAGGCCCGCGACCGTGCCGGTGATCGGCACGTCGCCCGCGCTCGCGACGACGTTCCTCGAAGCCTTGAGCCCCGCGGCCGTGCCGGTGATCGGTACGTCACCCGCGCCCGCGACGACGTTCCTCGAAGCCTTGAGCCCCGCGGCCGTGCCGGTGATCGGTACGGCGCCCGCGCTCGCGGTGAGGTAGTAGCTGTTCGACGTGACGTCGGGTACGTCGCGATCGAACCAGCGGCTATCGCCCGATTCGTCGTTTCCGTCGAACCAGTCAGCCATGCGTCACCTCACCAGCAGTACACCCGCACCTCGCCGCGCGCGCCCGCCCCGCCCGCTCCGCCGGTACCCGTGTTCGACCCAACCCCGCCGCCGCCGCCACCGCCACCGGGCGCGCCACCGTTACCGCCGCCACCGCCGTTGGTGCTGGCCGTGATCGTGCCGCCGCCGCCGCCGCCGCCGTGCCCCGCGCGGAGGGTGTTCCCGTCGGAGCCGGCGGTGCCCGCCGTGGGGGAGGCGCCGCTCGTACCGGCCGCGCCGCCGCCACCGCCCGCGGCCACGCACGTGCCCGAGGCGCCGCCGGCTGTCGCGTTGACGGTCGCGGGGGCGACAGTCGCGCCGCCGCCGCAACCACCACCGCCGCCGCCGCGGATCGAGGTACCTCCGGGACCGTTGGCGGGGGTGTTCGTGTGACCACCGCCTCCGCCGCCGCCGTCCTCCGCGTACCCGCCGGCCGAACCGTTCGCCCCGCCGATCGCGCCGGTGCGCCCGACCGACGTCAGCGATCCGGTGCCGGGAATCCCGCCGGTGCCGCCGGCCGTCGTACCAGTGGCGCCGTCGCCGAACCCGCCGCCGCCGCCGCCGCCACCAGCGGTGGACGCGTTGTCACCGAAAGAGCCGCCGCCTCCGCCACCAGCTCGAACGATCGGGGCTGCGCCGAAGGATGACGCGCTCCCGAGTCCGCCGTTACCACCGTCGGCGCCCGAGGCTCCGGCCGTGCCCGCCGTACCGCCTGTCCCGACGGTGACGGTCTCGGTGGCTCCCAGCTCGCTCGCGCGCACGGTCGCCTCCGCGTACCCGCCGCCGCCGCCGCCGCAGCCACCCGTACGGACCACGGCGCCGGTCTGTGAGGAGCCGCCGCCGCCGCCGCCGCCCGCGCCGATGCACTGCACAACAACGTACAACGGCGTGAACGATGTGGGCTTCGTCCACGTGTTCGCGCCCGGGGTGGTGAAGATCTGGATCTCGCGGGGCATCGAGGCGCTGGACAGCGTGATCTTGCCGGTGTCGTCGACGGTGATCGAGTCGCCCGGTTGCAGCGTCACGTTGTGACACGAGGGGAGGCTCACCACCTGGGTGCCGTCGCTGTGCTCGAGCGTGAGCGTCTGCGCGGTCACGTCCACGTTGACGATCGTCAGCAGCTTGACGTTGCGCTTGGTACCAGCGCTCGGCGAACCCACCAGGGTGGTGGTGGTGGCGGTGGTGACGATCACGTTGTCGGTGTCGGGCGTCTGAACGCCGGTCGCGTCCACGCGATCCACCCACGACGCGTGGCACTCGATGTCGGCACCCGTCGTGGTGACCACCCGGATCAGCGAGCTGGGATTGAGGATCATCATCGCGGACTACCCCACCGTGAACATGCTCGCGCCGAAGTCCACCAGGAAGGGCTCGGTGTCGTTGAGCGTGATCGACGAGCCGTAATCCCAGTAGCCGATCAGGGGGTCGGCCGGGGACGTCGGGGTGTCGTTGTAGAGGATCGCGTAGCGAAACGGCCCCACGCTTCCGCCGGTTGCCGTGATCGTGATGTCCACGCCGGTCACCGACGTGACGGCGCCCGACCTGCTCGTGGCGTTCTGGGTGTCGTGTCCGCCGGCCGTGTAGCCGTTACCACCCGCGATCTCCGCGATGTCCGCCTTGACGGTGTGCGTCGCCACGTTCGGGGCGGTGTTGGACAGGTACACCTTGAGGGTGTCGGTGTCGAGGTTGTGAACCTTCTCGGCGAGGTTCTCGCTGAAGACTTCGAAGCGGTTAAAAGTCGCCATGTGTGCCTCCTGAGTTTAGCAGCCGCGCTAGGGCAGGCCCTCGATCTCGAAGGTGCCGAACACGCGCTCCACGATGCCGCAAAGCTCGCTCTCGTAGTTCGAGCAGCTCAGCACCAGCGATAGCACCGTGCGCGGTTCGAACGTGACCAGCTGTCGGGTAGGGAGAAGGTTGCGCGCGGGTTGCCAGCGCAGCACCGATACGTTGGCGCCCTCCAGGATCGCGCGCATCGCCAGGAGGCGCTCGCCGCGCTTGCGCAGGGTGCTGGCGAGCGCGCGCGACGTCGCGTTACCGACGTTGCTCCCGCCGACGATCTGAATCTCGACGTCCAGCTCACACGGCGCGGTGTGCTCGCGGAGCACCTCTTGTCCGACGCGACGCGTGGTGGGCGTGTCGACGATCGCGTGCGTCCCGGTGCCCGCGCTGGTGATGTCGATCGGGGTGAGTGCGAGCGACGCCTCGAACGTCGCCGCGAGCTGCACCGTGTCGGCGTCGAGGCGGATCACCCAGTAGTCCGTCGCGACGGCGAGTCCGCCAGGTGCCCCACCCGTCGTCGTTAGTCTCACCGGCCCGTCTCCGGTGAGGAGTCCGTGCGCCGTCTTCGTCAGGGTGTTGGCCGCGGGTGACACCGCCGTGATGGTGACATCCGCGAATACGAGGTAGTTCGCGCTCTGGGTCACCTCGTCCTGGCCGATCTGGCGCTCGTCCCCGATGTGGATCACGGCGTACGGCTCGTCCGCCGGACGGTGCCCCGCGTCCTCCAGGATCACGTGGGCGGAGTCGAGGCCCGTGCCGAGCATCACCCAGCTTACGAGCGCGGTTTCGATCGCGGCGAAGTCCAGGCTCACGGTGTCACCTCATTGCGCGAGATGTACGCGCGCGTCCACGATGCACCGCGAAGCGTCCACGGCTGCGCGCGGTACACCGTCCACTGCTCCCCCTCGAAGGCCACCTCATCGCGCACGCGGAGCGCGAACTCCGTGAGCACCAGCCGGTAGTCCTCGGCGTAGGTACCCTCCGCCAGCTCCTGGAGATCGCGCCCGTCGATCGGCTGGATCGCCATGGCCACACCCGTCGTGACGGCAGGGGCCGCCTCCGTCCATACGCCGTTCACGCGCGAGCCCGAGCCCGGTCGAGTGACGTCGTAGTCGCCCGTCTTGAACGTCAGGATCGCGTGGGTGATCACGATGCCTCCCGGAACCAGGTGATCGCTCGGATGAGCGCGCCGCTGTCGACGAGCGCGAGCCGGTGCCCCTTCCTCCGCACAGTATACTCCGTGAGCGGGGGCGGGATGTTCATGTAGATACTTCGCCGGACCGCCTCGACGGCCCACTGGCCGAGCTGCGCCAGCGCCATGCTCGGACTCGCGCGCCCAGCAGTGACGGCCGTTGCCAGCGTTCGCATCTGCGACTTCAGATCGCGATCGGCGCGCTTGAACGTGCGCGCGAGCCACGAGCGCCGCGGGATCTTCGCCTTCGCCGATCCGTACTCATGGATGGCGCCGATCTCCGCGATCGTGATGTCGGCGTCCGGGTGAGCCACACCTTCGGGGATGCCGACCTTGACCGCAAGCCCGCTCCGCGCGTGGCGAATGCGCGCGAGCACACCGCGCCACTTCTCGTCAACGATCTTGACGTCGAAGGTGGGCCGCACGGTTCACCACTGGCCGAACCCGTCGTCAGGGCACGACGTCTGCACGTCCCCGAGCGCAACCCACGCGCGCGCGAGTGACGTCCCCGAGAGCGAGAGCGCGGCGCGCCCCGCCTGCGAGCTGGTGAGATCGTTCAGCTCCCACCCCGCTGGCGCGGCGTACGACACCGAGAGTCCGCCTCCCGACTCCGCCGTGACGGCGCCGGCCGCACCCGAGGCGCCACCCAGCGAGCCCCACCCGCGGTGGATGGCCAGGTAGATCCGGGCGAGCACGTACTCCGCGTCTCCGTTGAAGATCGAGGAGTCGTAGTGGTTGTTCACGTAGGCGAGGATGGTCGTTTGGACGTCCAGCACCACCCCCGCCATAGCGGGTTCGAATGCTTGCACCTGAGCCCACGTGATGTCGGCCACCGGCTACCTCACGAACCGCAGCGGGGTGAGCGACGCCTTGCCGTCCGCCGTGTCCCGGATGACGGAGAGCGTCTGCCCGTCGCGCCCGTCCAGCATGATCACCTCGCCCGCCGCGACGAACATCGAACCGCTCGCCGCCGAGGCTGCGAGGAGCGTGCTCGCCGCGATGCTGAACCCGGCGTTCGCGACGTTGTCGGCGGGCGCCGACATCTGGCGCGTGGCCAGCAGCGTGAGCGTACCGTCGGCGTTGTCGGTGATCGACAGGTACGACGTGAAGGCCGCGAGTAGCGCGGTGCGAATGCGAGTTGCGCACTGCGCCGCCGTGGTGTCGGCGGAGATGTCGATCGCGATGCGCCCCGCGTTCACGCCCGCCGCAGTGAGGCCGTCGCCCGCCTTGTCGATCTCGAACACCTTCGTGATGCCGTCCACCGCGAGGGTGAAGTAGTCGGTGTCCGCGAAGTTGGCTTTGGTGACGGCGGTGAGGAGCAGCGCCTTGCCTTGCTTGATCCAGCACGCCGTGCTGGAGCTGAACCGGTAGAGCACCTGCGGAGCCATCGCCAGCGAGAAGTCGGCCTCCGCGATGGCGACGTTCAGCTGGATCGACTCCGCGATCTTCGGCACCGGGTAGGTCACGGCGCTACGCCCTCACCGGTCCGCGGTAGCGGAGGTGAACCTCCACGTACCCCTGGGGGACCTTGGGGGTGAGGGTGACGTCGATACCGAGCGACAGGGTGTCGCCGGCGGCACCGCGGCGATCGGCCACCAGCGTGGCCATCGTCAGATCCTGCACCGCGCCTGCGGTGAGGGTACCCTCCTGGCCCGTCTCCGTGGACCAGTCCGCGATCACGGTGGCGCCCTTCTTCAGGGCGATGACGGCGAACGCGGATGCGCTGTTCGCGAGACCGTCACGCGTGTAGATCTTCGCGTCGAACACCTCGAAGTCCGCCTCCGCCGTCCAGTAGGGGATCGTCGCGATGTCGGCCTGAACGCGATCGGTGTCGAGGCCGCCGGTCATGCCCGAGACGGTGAAGCTCGCGTGCGCGACGTTCTCCGTGATGCTCACGTTCGCGAACGTGCCTGGGAGCTTGGACTCGAGCGTGAGCGAGCCGTCGAGGTTGTCGGTCACATCGAGCAGCGGTTGGTTCGCGTTGATGGCCGTCTTGAAGTTGGCCGCCGTCTGGGCCGCGGTGCCGCCGCCGGCAGTGACGGCCACGCGACCGGCCGTCACGCCGTTGGCGCTCTTGTCGTATTCGTACAGCACCGGCGCGTTGATGCCGTCGCTGATCGTGATGAAGTCCGAGTCCGCCATGTTCGCGTTCGTCGCGCAGACGATCGAACCGGTGGCGCGCTTGCCCTGGGCGGGGAACGGGAAGCGGAGAGTGATCAGATCCTGGTTGCGCTTGTTGCGAGCGAAGCCCATGGGTTCCTCCTGAGGGCAGGGCAGTTGATCAAGTTCCGGGTGCCGCTAGGTGGAGTCGAACCACCGTTGCGCCGGCTTACGGAGCCGGGTTCCTCCATGAGGTAGCGACCGAGACACCGCCGGCGAGGCGGTGCCGAGCTGGCTCCGACGGCCTAGCAACCGTCGTAGTAGCTGATCGCCTTCGGGCGGTGAGCCTGCACGCCACCGCTGCGAGCGAGGCACGTCGTCAGCACGCGCGCCGACTTGAACTCCGGCGGGAGCTGCTCGAACTCGTTCACCCAGCCTTCGAGGATGTCGGGGTCCTTCCGGTAGGCGACGATGCGCTTGACCGACGGCGAGCCGCCGTGGCCGAGCGTCGAACCGCTGGCGCCCTGCTCCAGGTAGTGCGACGTGTGCACCGTCTTGATGAACTCGTTCGACGCCAGGAAGTAGTCCAGGACGGACATGTTGTTCGCGTCGCCCATGCGGCGCGACTTGAGGAGCATCTTCGTCGTGGTCGGGAGGACCATGGTGTCAGGCACCTCGATCTCCTTCGAGGCAACGTAGATGTTGTTCACGAAGTCCATCAGCGCGCCGTAGATCGCGTCAGAGTCCTCGTCCTCGAACGTGAGGACCGTCGGGGCGTACGAGAGTACCGCCTGCGAGCCGGTCAGCGAGAAGAGGCCCTGGAGCACGGTGCTGCCGATCGTCGCGCCGACGAGGAGCGACTGGTCGATCTTGCGCTCGATCGCCTGGCGACACGCGCGCGCCTTGCGCGGCGAGAGATCGATCCCCGCGAAGGCCGCCGAGCGCGCCTCCTGGAGGTGCCAGCCGTAGGCACCCTGGATCGTCTTCATCTTGATATTGTCCTCCGAGCCGCCGGTCACCTCGACTTCGGGCGCGTCGTCGGCGAGATCCTCGACCCAGTCGGCCTCACCGACTTCGGAGATCGAGCGCGTGGTCACCGAGCTGGCGCCCGGGTGCACGTTGTTGTTGACGGGCACCATGAGGCGCCCCTTCAGCTCGGGGAACTTGACTTCGTACAGCTCGGGGCGGATCTGCTCCAGCTGCTTGGAGAAGAACGCGGCGAGGTTTGCGTCCGCTCGCTCGAGTCCGTCCAGGTGGTAGGCGTTCATGGTGCTGGGTCCCTTTCCTAGAAGAAGCGAACGCGGAGCTTGGCGATGGAGCCCGCCGCGGCGAACTCCTGCCACTCGCCGAGTGCGGTGCAGTCGATCATGTCGGTGGAGTCGTCCGCGTTCTCGGGCGCACCGACGCGCTCCGGCACGCCACCGCCGTGGTCACCGCCGCCGACGGCGCGGATCCACAGCTTGTCACCGGGCGCGCACCCGGTGTCACAGGTGACGAAGATCTCGCCCGCCTTGAGGATGTTGAGCTTCGCCCCGGCCGACACGCCGCTGGCGGTGATGTCGCCCTGGTCACCCGGATCGTAGGTGTGCAGGCGCACGGTCATGCCGCGGATCTTGTCGGTCTCCGCGGTCGGGAGCTTGACGGAGTCCTTGTCCGTCGCGGAGCCCCACTTCACGCCGAGACCGAAGTTGATCGCGGCGCTCGCTTCACCGTTGTACGCGGTGTCGATCTCCGCCTTGTCGCGACGGCAGGCGAGCTGGCCGTTCACGGCGCGCGCGGGCGCGATGCTGTAGGTGTTCTGGACCGGCATGGGTCTACTCCTTCCCTTCGTCGTCGGCCTTCCAGGCGTCCTGGTGGCGCTTGTTCATCTTCTTGCGGGCCTCGTTCTCGCGGGTGTACGCGTCGCCGTTCGACGGCGCAGCCTTGCCGTCACCGTCGACGCGCGGGGTCGGCTCGGCGACGACGCGCGCGGCGTCGAGCGCCGCCCGCGACTTGTCGAGCGTGTCGAACGCGAGATCGAAGCGGACCCTGACGTACGCCTCGCTCTCCTTCGAGCAGTCCACCTTGTGGATCTTCTGGATCGCGGCGAGGCGGATCGCGTGCGGGTCGGCGTCGAAGATGTCGACGTCCTTTCCGTCGATCTTGATCTTCGCGTCCGCGCCGAGCATCACCACGCCCTTCGCGATCGTCTTCGCGCTCTCGCGCGCGCGCTCGGGACCGTCCTTCGCGGCGTCCTCGCGAGCCTTCGCGGCGTCCTCGGCGTCCTTCTTCGCCGTGTCGCGCTCGGCCCTCATGGTGTCGAGCTGGGCGCGCGCGGCGTCGCGCTCCGCCCGAGCAGCATCGCGCTCTGCGGTGGCGGTGTCTGCGCGGTGGCGCTGCTTCTCGCCGTCCGCCGTCACCTCACCGAGCTTCTTCAGCAGCTCTTCCAGTTGCATGTTGTCGGTCCTCTGGGCGCTCTTCGGGGGTGAAGGCTCGGCCGCCCGCGCCTCGGGCACGTCCTCGCACTGGTGACCGTCGACGCGCACCCGCGCGTTTCCGGCTCGACCGCGGTCCACGATCGCGACGTGGTTACCGCGGATGTTCCGCTGGACGGCGTCGTATCGGATGCCGTTCCACTCGCCGGGCTTCAGCTCGAGATCGCACGTGTACCCGCACGACACCTCGACCTTGCCGGCCCTGATCTTCGCGAGCAGTCCCGCATCATCGATGATGAGCGCACCCACCATGTTCAGCGCATCGCGCTTGACGGTGTCACCCACCCGGCCGCGCTTCAGCGCGTCGCGGTTCTGCGGGGTGACCCCGCCCTCCGCCGGATGATCGTCAGTCGCGGGGAGCGCCTCGAATGAGGCCATGCTCTCCGCGTCGAACACCTCCGACTCGGGACGAAACTCCAGGAACGGCTTGCCGTCCACCCAGTAGGTGAACACACCAGCTCGGGTGAGGATCGCGTCAAAGCGGGCCCCTCCGTCCGCGAGGTACTTCGCGGGACGGAGGGGGGAGCCGATGTCAACTCGAAACGCCATGCTTGAGCCTCAAGCGTAGCAGATGCCGCTGAGCCACCCTGTCACACCTCCGGTTGGCGCCGCTCGTGGGCCCTCGCGCCGAGTCGAGTCCCCGCGTAGTACCCCGCGCACTGGGGCAGGAGGATCCACGGCTCACCGACGAGCGCGAGAACGCCGAACCCGGCGAGCAGCGCCACCGCGACGCTCCACACCCCCGCGCGATGGTGGTGACCGTCTCGCAGCGCGAGGTTGTAGCGAGCGAGCGCGTAGTCCAGCAGCCCGGCGCACGTCGCAGCCGCCACTGCCGCGAGAGCGAAGCTCACGGCGCGCTCCCCCGAAGGCGCGCGCCGATGATCCTGAGGCACGCGCGACACGTGGGGTTCGCGTCGTCGATCTTCAGGGCCTCCAGGTGGGCGGGTCGCTCCAGGTAGTGACCGCACAGCGTGCGATCGGGTTCGTCGACGGGTTCGGTCGCGTGGGCGGGACGCTCCTTCATTCGTCGGCCTCCTCCTCTTCCTCGTCGAGATCGTCCTGGATCTCCTCATACACGGGCTCCGCCGTGCAGCGGCACGCGATGGGTTCGCCGGGGTGGCCCTCCACGGGATGGCCCTCGTCCCACGTGAACTCTTCACCTTCGATCGCCTCGTGCTCGTCGCGCACGCGATCGTCACCCATCGTGCGCCAGATGTACGAGCGCACCCCCACGCTTCGCTGGCGATCGCGGTTGAACTGCCCGTACAGGGAGCCGAGCTGATCCTGGGCGATCAGCTCGGCTCGGCGCTCACCGAACCCGAACTCCTTGTCCAGCCGCTCGCCGAGGAGGGCCTCCGCCGCCGCGCCCGCGCCCACCGCCGCGATGATGACGCGCTCCACGCGCCGCGACATCTCGTCGGTGATGTCGGTGATGCGCGCGACGTTCGCCTCCACCCACGCCTCCACGCGCGCCTCGAGCTTCGAGTCCGAGAAGGCCACCTCCGTGCCGAGCGCCGCGCGCGACTGGCGATCGAGCTGGGCTCGGTTGTAGGCGCTCACCTGGGTGGCGAACTGGCGAGACATGCTCGCCACCGCGTCGCGCGTCACGCGCTGGTGAAACTCTCGCCGCACCTTCGCCGAGAAGTCCCGCACCTTCTTCCGCGGGTCCGCGTCCCGCCGCTCGAACGCGCGCGCCTCCGCGAAGATCTGGGGGAGCTGATCGAGGAGCGGCTGGTACGCGGCGCGCACGGTCGCGCGCGAGAACATGGCCGCGATCGCTCGCGCCATCGCCGCCTCGATCGCGAGCGGGTAGCGCTGGCGCGGGATGTTGCGGCGCCTCCCCTTCGCGCCGCCCACGTGGCGATGCGCCTTGACGAGCGCGATGGTGCGCGCCTTCGCGGAGCCGAGGATCACGCGCCGCCCTCCGGTTCCTCCTCACCCTCCGGTTCCTCCTCCTCACCCTCCGCCGGTGGCGAGGGGTCGGCGCTCGGGCGCCCGAACGGTGGCGGTGCGGCGGGTGGCGCGGGCTCGAACTCCTTCGGGCCCACCATCGCCTCGGCCTCCTCCCGCGGCATGTCGAACGCGCGCATGAGGATCGCCACGCCCGACTCGCGGGAGATCTTCTTCTCGTTCACCGCCGACACCACCTCCACCATGCTGGAGATCTGCGCGCCGTTGAGACCCTCCTTCGCCTTGTCTTCGGGCGCGCCCGCACTCGCGCCCGGGAGGCCTGCCTCGTACTCCGCGCGCTCTTCGTCCGTCGGCGGGAGAGAGGGTTCGTCGCTACCCTTCGGGAGGCGAGTCTCGTACGAGTAGCTCTTGCCGCCGAATCGAGCCCGCACGATCGTCTGCCCGTCCAGGCCGCCCATGTCGAAGTACCCCCGGTCAATCTCCATCTGGATCTTGCGGGTCTCGATCTCCTCCTTCTGGGAGGGGGTCCAGAGCGGGCCGAACCCCACGCTCCAGTCCACGGGCTCGCCGCCGATCGCGGAGAGGATCACCTCGGTGATCTTGCGGATCGGGGGTTCCAGCTCCTTCACCTGCTGGGCTGCTACCCGGTCGTAGTAGAGGCGCATCTGGTCGCCGCTCGCGCCGGACGCGTTGATGCCGCCCGGGCTCTCACCGAAGAGCACGCTCACCGGTACGCCCGCCGCCGCGGCGAGGAGCTTGCAGAACAGGGTGAGCAGCTCGGGGAGCCCGCTCACCGGCGTCTGCTCGCGCTTGTACTCCTCGTTCTTGTCGATCAGCACGGCGCGCGCGACGCTCATGCTCATCGCCACGCCGGCCATGCGCGCCTGGAAAAGCTCGCGGTCCTTCTTCTCCATCATGCGCGCCAGGCCATCGATCTTCAGAACCGCGGCCGAGAAGTCCGTCACGAGGTTGCCGGCCGCCGCCCACGAGAGATTGAAGTCCCGGAGTACGTTCTGCACGCGCGTGAGGATCGAGTCACCCCAGAGGCCGAACGTCCCCATGAGGTGCTCGCGCGTGACGCGCACGCCGTCGAACACGGCGAGCCGCGACTCGTGCACGCGTACCGCCGTCATCATGGGTACCCCGACCTTCGGGGCGCCGGTGATCAGCGGAGTGACGAGGAAGATCTCGGGCGAGCCGAACCCGGCCGCGGCCGGGTTCGTGTACCACTCGATCGGCTGGATCTCCCGGGGCTCGAGCACGGTGAGCCACTCCACCTCGAACACGGCCTCCGGGCGCAGCGGCGCGGACAGGTCGGTGGAGCCGTCGTTCGCGCCGATCAGGATCGCGCCGCCACCGTACGCTCGCTGGTAGCAGAGCGCCTGGTGCAGCTTCTCCACGAGCTTGAGGCGCTTCCACTCCGCCCCGACGCGCTTCGTAAGCTCGGTGCCGAAAACGTCATCGTTGCCTTCCGCATCCTCCGGGACGCAGAACTCGAACGGTACGCGGAGCATGTCGTCGGGTACGGCCTCCACGATGCGCGCTGCGAGCGGATCGCCGCGCCACAGCTCGCGGGCCTGGACGTAGTCCACGACGTCGGCGTAGAACCCCGTCCCGAGTCGCTTGTCCGTCCCCTTCTGACCGATGCCCGTGAGGAAGTCGATCCACCCGTCGCGGTGGAAGCTCGAGTCCTCCACGTAGCGCGCGGCTCCGGGCTCCGCGTCCTGGCGCGCCTTCGGCGGGCGCCCCTTCGGGTTCCCCGACGTGCCGGGCTTCCAGTTGGGATTTCCCCGGCGAGGCTTCGAATTTGTTCGGCGTGCCATCCCCTAAAGGGTAGCAGCCGAACAAATTCGCCTACGCTCCAGCTCCCGTGAACGCGTTGATCCGCTCGCACCTTCGAGCCTTGCCGACCCCGATCGCCACGATGAGCGCGCCACTCTCAGGGGCGATCGTCACCTCGAAGGGCACACCCGCGGGGACGAGCGGACGCAGCTCCTCCAGCGCCTCCCTCGCGCGCTCCAGCGTCACGGGTGCGATCAGGAGGTACCCCTCGCACCAGGCGCGCAGCTCGGCCGCCGTCACCGACGCACCTTCGCGACGTCGTTCGCGACGGCGCGTATCCACTGCACGCGAGACGCGCCCGCGCGCCTGGCCGCCTCGTCCCACTGCACGGCCGCGCGAGCCGAGTGCCGGAAGTTGACCGGGTGAGAGCCCGCGCGCTCCTGGGTGCCGGCGAGCAGCCTCGCTGAGGTGCACTGGAGGTTGCACGCTCGGCTGAGCCACGCGGTACGGTCGAGACCCTGCGCCCGCGCGGCGCAGTTCCACGCTCGCGCCTCGCGAATCGTCACCCGGAGGTAGCTCGAGTCCTCGTCCCCCTCGCGCGCGCGGGGCCGCCCGGGCCCGCGTGCCGGGTGCGATCGCTTCGCGCGGCTCACGTCCTCGGGCGTGAAGAGGAGCCGAGCGCCGGAGCGCTCCTGGATGCAGCTCAACTCCCCGCGCTCCACCATGCGGCGGACGCTGGATTCGTGGGTGCCTAGCTGGCGCGCGACGGCGCGGAGCCCCAGCAGATCCTCGCGTAACCTCGAACGTGAATTCATGACGTTCTCCTACGCTACCAGTTGTAGTGGAGCGCGGGTGAGAAAGCAACACAAAAACGACGTCCGTTTCCAGGTTGCGCGCGGCCCGATTCGTTGCTACGGATAGAGCATGATGACCCCCTCCAAGTACAACTGGGAGAACCGCATCCTGCCGCCGCTCGGCGCACCTACCTCTGCTATCCGACCGGGGAGCACCGTGGCGGTGCTGTCGGAGGATCTCGCCCGCCCGGAGTGGCGCGCGATCGCGGGCGACACTGAGAGCGGCGGGCGCGTGTGGGTGTACCGCGTCTGGAACGACGAATGGTACCTCCTCCCCGCCGAGCGCGTGTGGGCCGTGGTGTGATGGGGGCGTGCATAGAGCACGCCATCGAGCAACCGTGCGCGGTGTGCGACTCCACTCGACCCCCGAGGGGGGTGGCGCTCGTGGTCCGGTATGCAGCCGATCGGGCTCACCACCCTGGCGAACAAATGGCCGGAGGCACTCGTCGCCTGGGAGCCAGGCGCTGCGGCGCCATGTCGAGCCTGAGGAGATGAAGTGGCTCATCTCGGACAGGGTACCCCTCGTCGCGGGTCGGGTCCTCCCGCCCACCCGACCAGGGTAACCACGCCGCTGGGACGCGCAAGGGTGAATCTTCAGACACACCCGAGGTGAGAACGGGCGTTCACGAACCGGCGCTCCGCTGCCAGGAAACGACGAGTTCCCGCGCGGCACGAGACGTGAACTACCTCCGAGCATGAAGACCGAAGCTACCTGCGGCTACTGCCTCCGCACCCTCGCGGTGGACTCCAAGGGGTACCCCGTTCGCCACGGGTTCGCGGCGCACAATGTGCGTCACGGCTTCAGCGGCGGGTGGCACACCGGCCCCTGCCACGGAACCGACTTCCCCCACCACGGGATCAGCCCCGACGCGTGCCAGGCGTCCCACCGCCGCGCGGAGAACAGCATCGCTCGCCTTTTCCTAGAGCAGATGCACCTGGCCGCCCGCCCCGCGCTCACCTACACGATCGAGCCCTCCCGCTTCGACGCGCGCCACGGCGCCAAGCCCGCCTCAATCGAGATCGTCGACGGCGCCGGCCGCTCGTACTTCGCCCCGGAGCACTGCGTCAGCGGCTACCCCGTGCCGTCGTACGATGAGCTGCACCGGTCGCGCACCGCAAAGCTCCAGCTCGAGCTGGAGAACGCGGTCGCATGGCGCGACACCTGCAACGCGGCGCTCGCGGACTGGGCTCCGAAGAGCGCAACTCCTCGCAAAAGAAAGGCTGCACCGTGAACACCGACAACCGCCCGCTTGCCGCCGTGTGGGAGCGCCTGGACGCGCTCGTGCGCGTCCGCCTACCGGCGCTGCTCCGTCAACTGGGCTGCTACCGCGCCGCGGAGGTGCTCGTCGACCCCGTGATCGGTCCGGCCTCCTCGAACCTGGCGCGCCACGCACTGCGTAACGCGTCGTGGCTGGCCTTCGAGGAGTTGTCGCTGCGCCTCAGCACCGCGCTCGCGTACGAGGACACGCTCGAGCGGTTGATCGCGATCCGGGCGGTGGACATGGAGTCGCGGTCGCGCCGCTACAGCCTCGCCATCGGCGCGGTGGAGAACGCCTGCATGGCCGCGGAGGAGGCGGGTTCCTACCGTCCGTCACCGACCGCGACGGTTCGCACCGGGGCCCAGATGGCGCACATGCAGGCGGACTGGGCCGAGCGCGTAATCGACGGTTCACACCGTCGGTGACAACGGCCGTTCACGATCCGCCCCGCACCTACCAGGAAACGACGAGTTACCCGGTGGCACGGGACGTGAACTACCTCCGAGCATGACGACGACGAACTACGCGGCCGAGACCTTCTACATCCTAACGCTCCGCGCGGAGATCGCGGAGACGATGGCGGTGGCGGTGGACGTCGCGCTCGAAGCGGGCGCTCCGTCCGCCGGGTTCAACTGGGCGGTGGACCGCTCGCCCGTGCTCGCCTCCGAGCGCCACGCGTACAGCGCCACCCTCTACACCGTGTGCGAGCTGTTCAACCACGTGCAAGGTTCGGGCACGGCCCAGTACGACCACTCCCGTCGGTGGGGTGGGTTCGTCCACCACGTCCAGGACAACCTAACGCGGGTGACCACCCACCTCCTCGACGGCGAGGAGTGGTGAACGTGGGTTCACGCCCCCGGTGAGTACCACCGTTCACGAACGGCCCGCCCGCCACCAGGAAACGACGACTTACCCCGCGGCACGCGGGCTGCACCAGAGGAGAGGCATGGTAAACACGACGAACATCGAACCCGGCTACTACGTGGTGCAAATCTGCCGCGGGACGGGAGCGCGCACCGTGCTCCTGACCGGTAGTGAGTCCGCTTACCACGCCGCGGATCGTGCCGCGCGCCTCGATCCTGCGATCGTTCGCACGGCGCTGGCTGATATGTGGGTGGTCTCCACCGAGGATTTTCACTACGAGATCGGACACGTAGATGGCGAGTGATCGCGCCGCGTGCCTCAATCTTGCCGCACTTGTACGCGCCTACCTGGCCGCCGACCTGGAGGCCCGCTCTCCGCCGTGCCTACACCGCTATCGCGGCATCGTGCGCGTTCGCGAGATCGAGCGGCGCTGGCGCGTGCGCAGGGAAGCGCGCGAGGCGCTGGACGCCGCGCTCGCAGCTGTAGCCGACCGTTCACACCCCGACTGAGAACCGCCGTTCACGAACGGCCAACCCGCCACCAGGAAATGACAACTTGGCCCGCGGCACGCGGGCTGCACGAAAGGAGAGGCATGGTGAACGAACACGCCGCTCGCGCCGCCTCACAGATGTCCGACTACGCGCTCTTCCACGTGGCGCGGACCCTGAACTCGGAGATCGAGGCTGCGATGTCCTCCTCGTGCCCGTACGTCCAGCGCGCCGCACTCGGGAAGCTCGAGCTGGTGACGGCCTGCACGGCCGAGCTGGTGACGCGGGGCTACGAGCGCGGTCACAAGGTGGACGGTTCCGACATCCCCCACGACGTCGCGATCGAGCATGCATACGGTACGGCGTACCGCCTGGCCACGCCGGTTCGCGTGTTCTAGCCTCCACACCCCGGTGAGAAACGCCGTCCACGAATCGCCCGCTCGCCACCAGGAAACGACGACTTACCCCCGCGGCACGCGGGCTGCACCAGGAGAGAGGCATGACGATCGCGAAGATCCAGAAGGAGCAGGATAAGGCCATGATCACCTACGAAACCGCGAAGAAGATCCGCCAGCTCCTCGACGAGGCGCGCAAGGTGTACGGCGCCACGGAGTGGCAGGATGATGACGTCGAAGCGAAGATCATCGAGCTGATGACGGAGAAGGGTTAACATGCTCGCAGCCAACAACATCCGACCCGCGGCGCGCGCCGCGCTCCTCCTCCTCGCCGCGGCTCGCCGCCACCCCGTGTACCGCGGGGACGAGCGCGTGGAGCGCCGAGTCCTGTCCACCCGCCAGCTCGCCGGCCGGATGGGGATCAAGCCCAGCGAGCTGGCACCGGTCATGCACTGCCTGGCCACGACGTACCGGCGTCCCCACGGCACCGCGATCCCGCGGGGGTTCGTGGAGCGCGCCTACACCGGTTCCCGCGAGAGCTACTCGTCGGTGACGTGGGCCCTCGTCGAGGCCCCCGAGGTGGAGGCGCTCATCGCCGAGCTGGGCGCCGAAGTCGGCCCCGGTAGCCTCACGCTGGATCTCGCGGCTATCCGCGAGGATATCGACCGGGTGCTCATGGGCCCGCGCTACCAGTGGAGCCACGCGTGATGCGCCCCGCCGTCCGTCCTAGAATCGAGATCTCCGCCGAGCTGGCCATCGTCGCGTGCGGCTCGCTCGCTCGCATCGGTGAGCGGTGGTTCGGTTTCGCCACCGTGAAGCCCGGGAGCTGGCACGTCACGGCCGTGACCCTCGACGGATCCGAGCTTGTGAAGATCCGTTCACGCCCCCGGTGAGAACCGCCGTTCACGGAGCGAACGCTCGCCACCAGGAAACGACGCCTTACAGCTGGCACCTGAGCTGCACTACCTCCGGTCATGATGAACACGACGAACCCGGCCGCGATGTACAGCTTCCTCACCTCCCCGGCCCGCTGCTCGTGCTCGGGGTACGACCTGGAGAACTACGGTCACCACTGCCGCGCCTACGCCTACGGCTACCGCGCGCTGGAGAACAACTGGGAGATCGCCGGGAAGCTCGCGGCGCTGTACCCCGCTCTCACCGGGCTCCGCGCCCTGGCGCTCGTCGGTGCGGCCGTCGAGGCCGCACTCCGCCCCGGCCTGGCGCTCACGGCGTTCGCGCTCCACATGTCGGAGATCTACTCCACGATCGTCAAGGGGCGCTGGGTGCGAATCTCCGGCTCGCGCGGCAACGCGAAGGCCCACACGGGCAAGGTCGGTAAGGTGGTCTGGGTGGGCGAGTCCCGCCACGGCGGGGCGTACTACAACCACCGCGTGGGCTACCTCGGCGGCTCGGTGTCGGAGCGCGTGGGCGTCAAGGTGGAGGGCGAGGAAAAGCCGGTGTACGTCAACCTCAAGCACGTGGAGCCGATCGCGCTCCCGCCCGCCGCGATCGCCGAGGCCCAGGCTAAGGCTGTGTACCGCATCGTTCGCCCGGAGTTCACCGGCTCGAAGGGTGACATGGCGCTCGTCGTCGGCGGTCCCCACCGCGGCGCGCGCGGTCGGGTGTTCTGGACGGGCGTCAAGAGCGAGGGTCTCCGTCTTGGCCTGAAGACCTGCACCCACGCCAAGCGCTGCATGTGTGAGGCGCTCTGGATCTCCGGCCGCGACGCGGTGCGCGTCCAGGCGTGGGTGCCCGCCTCGCGCGTCGTCGACGGCACGACGATCTCGGACGCGGAGATCGTCGAGGCGACCCTGGAGGTGCTCCAGACCGTCGACGGCTCGGACGACGTGGTCGAGTCGTGGATCGCGCTCGGGCGCGCGATCCGGGATGCGGCGTAGCTGGCCGTTCACGCCCCGGCTGAGAACCACCGTTCACGAACGGCCCGCCGGCCACCAGGAAACGACGACTTACCCGCGGCACGCGGACTGCACTACCTCTGACCATGACGAAGACGAGCGCACACAAGGAT